GTTCGATCTCGGATTGGTAGGCTTGCAGTTGCTGCCGCACCCCCGACACTTCCGTAAAGTTGCCCACGCTCAAGTTGGCGAGGTCGGCGCTAGAGAGGCGATCGCTCGCGCCACTGTCAATTAGACGTTGGTAGAAATTAGCCAGCTCCGGACTGCCCGCCTTCGCCTGCTGCTCTCGCAGGCGATCGCTCCAGTCGAAGGAGACGGCAGGGATTTCGGGGACGGGAAGGCTACTCGCTTCTTTCGTGCCGCCGAAGAACCCCGCGATCGCGTCCCCAAACCAGCCGCCCTTCTCGGCGATCGCGGCCTGCGCCCCGCCGAACCAATTGCTCCAAAAGGGCTTGCTGTCGATGGGCTTGGGTTCCGTCACCACTTCGGTTACCGCTTTTATCGGCTCGGGAATCGAAACCTCGGGCTGCTCTTTTTTATCGAAGAATCCCGCGACCGAACCCCAAGCTTCTCCGAGCCACTGCGGGGGCTTCAAGGATTCGCCCATCGCCAAGCCCACCGCCCCGCCGATCAACGGCAGCCCCAAAATCGATTCCTTGATGTTGGCGATCGCCCCGTTCCACGCTTCGGGGATGCGTTCGGTAGGGTTGTGGTTGAGCGCGTCGATCAACATCGTGGCGACGTCGAGAGCGGGTTGCACCAACCACATCATTCCCTGCCTGATGCCGTCGAAGGTGGCAAACCAAGCCCTCACGACGCGGGCGGCGGCAAAATTGTAGACGTCTGCAATTCCTGAAGCGGTTGCTCCGTGGTTTTGCGCCTCGCCTTCCCCCGCACTGCCGCCCCCAAAGCCCAATGCTCCTCCGATCGCTCCGGCAATCCCCGCAACCCACCGTCCGGGAGAGAACAGAAATTCGAGGACGCCTCCAACTTTGATTTCGATAAAGTCCGCCAGCCCCACAATTTTGGCCGCGATCGCTTCGACGGTCGTACTCCAAGCCGCGCGAAGCCATTCGACGGGCGCGATCGCGGCGCGCTCGATGGCGCTGCCGATCCGGGCGTGGATTCCTTGGAGCAAGTCGGCTCCGAAAAAGTGACGAATGGCGGCGTTGGCCAACTCTACCGCCGTGACGATACCCGTCACGGCTCCAACAAAGGGATTGAAGACGAGGGGGACGATAAAACCCAGCTTGGAAATCAACCCGATCAGCAAATTGGCGTGCCTGAAGAGCTGACTCACCCCAAAGGCGATCGCCGTAACTCCCGCACCGAGTACCGCCCCCGAAAATAGTTTCGACAGCACGCTTTTCACATTTTCGGCGAAAGCCGGAATCCAACCCAAAGCATTTTCGACCTGCCTGGCTATCCCTCCGAACGTCGCGACGACGTCGTACCTCAATCGCGCAATTCTCTCCGAGATCGCCGTCAGCGCAGGAGCCATCTTCGCCCCCAACGCACCCAGTGCGTCGTACCCCGTCAGTTTGGCGATCGCGGCATTGAGAAGCCGAATCCCACTAAAAATGGCAAAAATCCACCCGACGACGGGGAGGGCTTTGGCTCCGAGTCCGACGAAAGTCTTGGCGAGTCCCCACAACGCCCCCCTGAAGGCGATCGTCAGGGGAATCGCCGTCAGAAATCCGAGTTTATGCCGAAGTATGCCACCGACGAGCGCCCCGATGACCGGAAGCCCGAACAGGGCGTCCTTGATTCGTTCGACGGCATGTTCCCAAGCATTCGGAATCCGCTCGGTAGGGTTATGGTTGAGCAGGTTGACCAACATTTCCGCGATCCTGGTCGCCGGACGGATCAGCCAACCCAGGCTGCTTTGGATTGCCGAGGATGCCCACTGCCACGCTCCAACGATCTGTCTCGTATAGGGACGCATGACTTCGCCGAATTTGCTCGCCCAAATGCCGCCGATCCAGTTTTGTAGCGACGCCCATTTTTCTTTCACCCAGTCGATCTGACTCCCGAACGGCGCAATCGCACTGTCGAGCGCCGTTCCTAAGACGTTGATGCCAAACAGCGATTCGACCGCTTTATTGAGTAGGAGCAAGCCCGCAACGACCGCGACGATCGTCAGCGATAAGGGAGAAAAAACGACTGCCGCAAGGCTTCCAAACGCAGTCAGCGACGCCCCCAGCGCTCCGAAGATCGGGACGATCGCGCTGCCGATACCCCCAAAAATCATCGTTATTTCGGAAAGTTTGTAAAATCGCGCTGCCGACTCCTCCGAAATAATCCCCATGGATCCCAACGAAGAAGCCGCCTGTTGGGCGCCGAAAGATACGGCAGAAATCGCCGAACCAACCGCGAAACCCGCCCTCCCGACGTGGGAGATGGCACCCCCCACTCGATTGGCGAAGCCGATCGAATGCTGTAGCAGTTTCGACTGGCTGCTCTTGACTTGTTCGGCGGAGTTGACCATCGCCGCGCCCGTCGCCCGCCCCGACTTTTTGGCTTGCGCTTCGATCGAGGCCATATCTTGCTTGACGGCGCCCGTCGTGTCGTCCCAGGCGATCTTGGTCGCCGTGGCGGCGCCGTGATTGAGAAAGGATCGGATCTTCGGACCGATCTTGCCTGCCCAGCCTACGAGGGTATTCCACAGGCTTCCGACGAATCCGGTCGTGAATCTCCACGCGCTGCGAACCTTCGCCGCCGATTGAGAGAAAAACGTCGCTACTGCCCTTTGTCTTGCCGACATCTGCTCGCTCAGACGGGCGATCGTCTTTTGCGTCCCCTCGATATCCTGTTCGAGTTTCGCGATCGCGGCGGATGCCATTTCGATCAAAGGAGTGATGTTGCGCCCGCTTCGCCGCAGTTGCAGTTCGCCTTCCCTTTTGTGCTTCAATCCTTCAAGTTTTTGCCGTTGCTTGGCGAGCAGCAATTGAAACTTGGAGAGGTTGACGACTTCGCCGATGCCGCGAACGCGGTCTCGAACCATGCCGAATAAGGTTTTGGCTACTCGCCCCATGCCCCGACCTGCGGCGATCGACACTCGCAAAACCGTGGCGCTGACGCGGGCGATCGCCTGCATTTTTCCGTCGAGGGGTTCGAGCGCTCGCGCCATTTGCTCTTTGTATTTCGCGGCGATCGCCTCGATTTGGGCGCGATCGGAGATTCCCGCCGCCTCCTGCTTCCATGCAGTTTGAATTCCCGCCAAGGACTTCGCGGCAACTCCGACTTTCCACGCCGCCGACGACTCGCGTGCGGCCTTGAGTCGTTCGCCGACCCGTTGCTGTTCCTCGAACAATCGCATGTAGCGACCTTTGACCACCTCCCCCCCCGAAAGGACACTTCCCTTCGCGAGGCCGATCGTTTCCATCGGGGCGACGACCTTGAATCCCGGCGCGATCGCCCCTCCCGGGGATGGAGGGGCTAGTCCGGGCGCGATCGCGGTGGGTTGAGGTTGCAGCGCGCGCAATACCTCCGGAGAGACGGAACGGGGATCCAGTCCACTTTTAAGCGCGTATGTCGGCGGGATTTGTCGATACTGCTCTGCCCTCCGTGGTTGAAAGCGCGGGATTTTCTGGATTTTTCCGTCAACGAGTGCGGCTCGGGTACTCGTTTCGACCTTTTTGTTGATCTTCTGGAGTCGGGAGAGTCGTGTCTTCAGCGTCGAAGCCGTTTTGCCGAATAGGAAAAAGTCGCCGATTCCGATAAAAAAGTTTTTGAGGCGATCGCCCCAACTAATCCGAGTCGCCCCTTGCACCTTACTGACGGATTTGTTGACGTTTTCCGACAGCTTTCGGAAGGCGGACGAAATCGAGTCCGCGATTCCCGTCATCCACGACGTGGTGCGATCGGGGATTGCTTTGATCTCTTCGATTCCCGCCTTGATTTTCGACGGAGCCGCCATAATCTGTCCGGGAATTTTGGGAATCGCATGGAAAAGCCATTTGATCGGCTCGACCGTGACGGCTTCGAGGTATTTTCGTCCGAGACTTTTGAGTGGCTTTGTCAGCAGCTTGGTATTCTCGTCTTTGCCAAACAATTGCCGCGCTTCCGTTTCGCTGATTTCGAGAGTTCGGGCAAAAGCTTTCACGACCGCGTCTAGAGATCCACTGACTTCCGCGTCGGAGGATCCTCTAATTTCTTCCGCGATCCCCCTGTCTCCCGACAAAAACATCGATCTCAGTATCTCGCTCACCTGCCGCGACTTGAATTTCTTGTCGCCGACATTCGGATCCTTTAGGGCGTTGGTGAAGTTACGCTCGAACTCGCCCAAGCTGCCGACCCCCACCTTTTTGATTAAGGCTTCGAGGCTCCTGCCCGCTTCCTGCTCGTGACTCTTCCGCACGTCCAGTACTTGCTTGACGCCGGGCAAATTGACGAAGAAGTCTTTTGTTTTTCGCTTGGATTCGATATTGAGCTGTCCGATCTTGGCGATCGCGCTCTCGAATTGGCGATTGACCCCGACGAATAAATTGTGGATCGGACTGTAAAACTGGTGGCGGATTAAGTCCGAGACTTTTCGGAGGGGGTGAAACCCGAGCATGTTGACGTTTGACATCTCCTTGAAGATGCGCTTGACGCTCAGGTCGGCAGTGATGAAGATCTTTTGTACCGATTTCTGGAAATCGACCAAGCTATCCGCAAAGGTTTTCGGATACGACCTCAGACTGCGAGTTCCGAATTCCCTCATTGCGTCCGCCGCATCCGCTTCGTCGGCCAAGTTATCGACGAGTTTCAAGTTCTTGGCCATTTCCGCCAGTTCGGCGTCGGCCATCGCCATCGTTTCTTTTCCCTTGACCGCGAATTGATAAAACAGCCGCGAGTATTCTTTTTGCTCGCTGACGTCGCCCCAACCTGTAACTATTCTTGCTATTGTCTGCTGTGCTGCCTGCAGATTTTGCTGTGGCCCCGTCGTCAGCCCTGCGTCGGAGATTTCTTGGCGCAGGGTTTCAATCAGTCTGTTACGATTCTTCTGCTTTTGAAATATCTGCGGGTTGACATCGATCGCGGCGAACTGCTCTTCGATCTCCTTGATACTTTTGAGGACTTCGGGGCTTGCCGTAGCTTTTTTCTCCGCCAGGGCTGCCATGAAGCTTTTGGCGGTGCCGTGTCCGCTCAACTGCTGGATGATTTGATTGAACTGCTGCCGTTCCCCTTTGGGAACCGCCTTTTCGAGGTTTCCGGTTCGCTTAAAGTCGAGCAGTCGCTCTCTTTGAATTCGTTCGAGTCCTGCAAAGAAGGACTGTTCCCCGATTCCGAGCTTTCTGAAATGCTCCGAAAATGCCTTCTCGCGTTGGAGGAGTAAGGTTCGCTCCCGCTCCCTCGCTTTCAGTTGCTTGGTTTCGTGGAGGCGTTGCAGTCGCTGGAGGTTGTTGGTCAGTTCTTTGAGTTGTCTGCCGTAGTTGATTTCGCTTTTTTTGAGTCCCGTGAAAATCAAGATCTGCTCTTTCAGGCTTCTCTGTCTCGATTTCAGAATCGCCTCTGCGGAAAACATCTCGATTAATTCCGATTCCCGGAGGCTGGATGCCTTGGAGAGACTGGTCAGCCACTTTTCCGAGATGGATTTGTTGCCGACTTTTTTGGTAACGTAAGACGCCTTCGGATCGAAGTACCCCGTTTCGATCAGCTTGTCGATCGCCGAAAGTTTCTCGTCGTCGAACGGGATCGTCAGGTCTTCGTGGGTGAAGGCGGTCTGGATGCTGCCCTGCTGCCTGCGAAATTCGCGGATCATCTCGTTGCGACGCTCTTTGACGTAGGTCATGTCCTCCAAGGATAAGGAGGGATTGGCGATCGCTGCGGGATCGACTTCGAGGATTTGGGCGATACCGCGATAGGAGCGGGACTGCCGTGATCGATCCTTGGATAAATTGGCTTCGCGCTGCAAGGCGCGGATGCGATCGACGTCTTTTCTCCCTATCCTCTTTTCGTCTCGAAGTGCCTTGATACGGGCGTTGATCGAATCTGCCCTTTGGGCGTTCAAGCGAGCTTCTTTTCCTCGGACGATTTGGGCGAGGAAGGGGACGGTATCGATGACGGAGTCTAGCGCCCCACCTAAAGATTTTTTGAGCGTCTTGAATACGGGGTCGAAAATCCCCAGAATCCCGGGCTTTACCTTGGAGCTTTTGACGATCGCGATGAATTCCGGATCGACTTTGTGCGAGGAAAAAGCCCGATTTGTAGCTTGAGTGACATCCTGCGCGATCGTTTGCTCGACTTGTTTCTTGAGATTCTCGAAGTGAGCGGGAGTCATCCGCCCCATCTCCTCGATCGAGAGATCTTTGTACGCTTTCGACACCTCTTCCGCGAGGAAGCCCATTGCAATACCAGTCGATTCATCTCCCGCAGGGATGAGCGTCGGCGAACTTTGGTATAAGTTCGCTTCTTTGATACGAGCGAGTGCGCGATCGATCGCCCCGACGATCTTTCCTTTCTCCTGCGGGTCGGAGATCATGTCGAGGATTGTATCTTGCGTTTGGAATTTCCAGTTGGAGATCGCGCCTCCCTGCTGTATTTGATCCTGAATCGCCGAAAAAGTCGATTCGTACTGTAGGGGGATCCCGCTCGCATTTTTTAAATAAGCGTAAAGTCGCTCGTAAGGCTCGGTTTTTTCGATCGTTGCTTCGGGAATCCCCGTATAAGGACCGTGTTCGCCATACGGTTCGTCGCCCAAATCGACCCCTTGAGACCTCAAAAACTTTTTGCGCGACAACTTTTGTCCTTCCCGAACGAAGAGTGGCGACTTCTCGCCTTGCACCAGCCTGGATACGATCTGTTCTTTGTTGAGGGTTTCCCCCGATCTCCCCTGCCCCCCGAATCCCACCAAGTTGGCGACGTACATTTTCTGCACTTCGGATTTTGAAACTTTTTGCAATTTCATCCGTTCGAGTGCGTTCGAGAGGTCTTCGAGATCCGGGGAAGCTTCTTTCGCCAGCTCCCTCAATCGTTCGGGGGCGAGGCCGATCAGCGTGCCGCCAATTTTGCTCGCGTGGCCGATTAGCGAAGCATCCGCAAATTCTCCCGATCCCGTTTCGTAGGCGCCTTGGCGCATTTTGGCCAGCAGTTGGTGACCCTTGTTCGACAAGACCGTTTCTTCTCTCAAGGAAGCCCCGAAGCCGAGGAACCCTCCCTTGCGAACTCGCTCCCGTCGGGTGAGGTCTCCAAACAGTTCGGGATGCTGTTTTGCTTGCTGGATTATCTTCTGCGTGTCGAGTCGGTCTTGGTTTCTACGCACTATTTTTTGGAGCTTCAGTGCGTCTTTGGCCATCGCCGCTTCCGCGCCTCGGGTCTGCTTCTCTTCCTCGCTGCCGTAAGTCCCGGTCAGCGATCGCGCGACGTGAATCCCTTTGAGGACTTGAGGTTTGAGGGAGATCGAGAAGATCAATTCCTTGATCGATCGGAACAGAAATACCAAATGGGAAACGGCGTTGATTGTCTTCCCGATCGCCGTAAAAACGAGTTTGACTCCGAAGAAAATATCCTTCTTGATCAGCGCCCCGAAGACGGTGAGCGCTCCCAGGACGATGGGGAAAATCTGAATGGCGCCTTTCAAAAATCCGCCGATCCTTTCGGCAAGGCCGAAGTCCGGTTTTGCCGTCAAGTTGTTGAGCAGGCGAAGAAACAGGTTCTCGACGTCTTTGATGCTCAGGCCGATCTTGTTGAGGACGGCGTCGATCTCCTTGAATCCAGTCAGGGCTTCGTAGGCGGCAAAGGCAAAAAACCCGATCGGCCCCCCGATCTTGAGCAAGGTCAGGAGGCTCATTTTTTGCGCGAATAGCGATTGCGCCCAGGCGTAAGCTCCCGTTTTTGAGAGCAAGCCGTACTTCGGAAATAACAGGGCGACGGCGGCGACGGCGGCGAGCGTTTCGAGGATGATGGCCTGCAAGGCGGCGGCGGGTCGGCTCGCTCCCTGCAATGCTTGAATCGTATCCGTAAGTGTTTTGTGGAAGTGGAGGACGGCGGCGATCGTCGGAGCGACGATGCGGTTTCGGATCGCCGCGAACGCGCGATCGATCGCGGACGCGATCTGTCTCCCGACCCAAGAGATCGCCTCGAAAGTCAAGCTGACGATAAACTTGAGCGTCCTCCAGACGATCGTGGGGCCTTCTTTGACCAAAGTCGAGAACAGCGCTTTCCCCGTAATGAAAGCCCAAATGATAAATTCGCGGCGAAGGATCCCGAAATAGAGGAACGCCATATCTAAGGAGATCTTGCCGATCCGAAATATCGCAGTGAAAATCGCCTTCGCAAACGGGCGAATATCCCCTTCTTTAAAGAAGGTCCAAAATCCTTCTCCGATATCCTTGACGATCGCGTCTAGGTTGTTCTTGATATCCAGCACGACCGACCCGACCGTTTTTGTCAGCTCGCGGAACACCAGCATCCCCAGTCGCAGTCCCTCCAGGAGGGCGCGGATCGGGACGAGGATCGCGAGTGTCGCCGCCCGCGCCGCGATCGTCATTCCCCAAATGACCAGTTGGATCCCTTTGACAATTTGGGTCGTGGCACCGCCGACCGCCCAGCCGATAAACTGGAAGGCTTGGTAAAATGCCTTGCCTGCCGCGATCGCCAAGTCGATCGTATCGACGAAGATAAAGCGAAGGATCCCCAACGCCGGAGAGATTACCGAAATCTTGTAGTGAATTTCTTCCCAGTGGCGGATCGCCAAGAGCATCCCCGGAGTAATTGGCTTGAGTAGGCTGTACCACATGGACAGAGTCAGAGTCAGCCGCGCCGCGATCTGCGTGAGGGGGGAGATCAGTCGCAAGGTGTTGAGAACCTGAACGGTAATTCCTTCGATCTTTGGCACTTTCCCCGTACGCATAAATTGCTTTTGCTGCTGCACGGTTGCCAAAATCATGTTGGCGCTTCGCATCTTGCTCTGGAGGACGTCCATCGGGAAGGCTTCGCCGACGATCGCCCCGATCAGCGTGCGAATCAAATTCGCGGGTCTCCCCGTCAGGACATGGCTGATGCCGTTGATAATTCCCTCTCCGAGGGTAATGCCGATATCGATCGGATTGATTCCTTTCGTGACCCCCTTCAGTCCTTTCGTTCGGATGTACAGCAACCACAGCTTGGGGCCGAGAATGAGCTGCAAAAACTTAAACAAAGGGAGGAATCCTTTGTCGAACAAGTATCTCGCCCCGGAGAACATCTCGTCGGTCAAGTTTTTGATGACGGGAAAAATCGACGTCTGAAAAACGTTCCAGACGATGCCGCCATATTTTTGGACTTGGCCGAAAACGATCGGCATTTTCTGCCCGAGGTAGTCGAACACCCTCCCCAACAGGTCGAACGACCATCGCATCGCCTTTGCGAGATGCTTGCCGACGTAGGGGATTCGTGCCATCAGTTTTTCTATCCAAGTGAAGGCGACTCCGATCGCCCGAACGAAAACCCCCCCGGCTTCCTTCGTTTGATCCTTGAGGATTCCGAGCGCCTTGAGGGCAGAAATGGCCAATTTCCCGATCAGGGCGATCGCCGCCAGCACCATGCCGGAGATCGCTCCGACTACGGCGAGGATCGAGCCGGGAAGGGTGACGAGGACGAATTTCCCAATCCCCCTCAGCGCCGGAGATTGCAGCAAATCTCCGATGCCCGCAATAAAGCTTTCGACTACGAGCAGTTCCGCGATCGGGGGCAGGAACGGGATAGGCTTCCACGTGGCAAAAGCGTGGAAAATGGGCTTGAATCCTTCCGATACGTCGTTGAGGGTTTCGCCGACCCCCTGGAAGTATTCCAGCAAGCCGCTCGTCATAACCGAGTACTCGGCCTCCCAGCCTTCTCCCCCTTCCTTCCAGGTAAACAGCCCCCCTTGGAACAGATCCGTGAGGAAGGTGTCTACCTTTTCCCGGGTTAGCCCGAATTGTTGGTCGAGGACCTGGGACAGTCCGGGACCGAGGGCGTTGAAGAAATTATTTGCAAATGCCTTCGCGTGGATCTCGCTATTTTCCAGGAAGTGAGAGACCCCTTGATTCAGTCCGTCGAAGAATCCTTGGGAGGTGGCGATCGCGACGATGCCCGGCAGCATTCGCATGAGTCCCGTAGGGATGCCGGGAGACTCGATCGCCTCGAAGATCGGGGAGAATTCTCCCATGCCGACCTTGCGGACGGTCTCGCTGGCCATCTTGTCGAGTCCTCCCGGAATCTTCAGTCCCGGCAGCTTCGCGCCGAGCAACCCCATCGGCATCGAAGCGGCGACGGACGCCATCATGGCGGAAACGGAGAAATGCTCGAAATACTTCTCGATAAAGCTTTCTTCTGCCGCCATGAAGTTTTTGCGAACCTGGTTGAGGGACGTAAAGATCTCTTTAATCGCGAGGACGATCGCCACCAACTTCTGTTGCCAGGAGGCAGTCGCCCCCTCGACCCCTTGCGCGACGTCGATAATTTCTCGATACTTGGCGACTCCGTTGTCGATCGCCTGTCCGTACAGGTCGAATTGCGTCGTCCAGAAATCGATCGTCCCCTGCCCGAACAGTCCCAAGGCCGCTTCGGAGATAAAGTTCGAGACGCGATCGCCCACCGCCCGCGCTTTGACTTCGATCGCCCCCACCGCCCGAATCCACATTTTTTGGAAAAAATTGGGAGAGTTCGCCCGCTCTTCCGCCGCCTGTTGTTTGGCCATCTCTCGCTTCAAGCGATTGGCCTCCCTGCGTTCCGCCTCGATCCGTTTCTCTTCCTCCAGTTGCCTTTTTTGTCCTTCGAGCCAGGCGGGGAAGTTGGAAAGCTTCTCCCGAAATTCCCACAGCTTGTCCCCGATAGGGTTCGACGGGATAATGATGGCTCCCGTTTCGGGGTTGAAGTTTTTCGAGTAGGTGACTTTTCGGGATTCGATCGCGTCAATCGCTCGATGAGGACGATCCCAGCCCTCCTCGATGACATCCTTCGCCCCCCAGGCGACGAGGGTCGAGGACGGAGTCGGGGCGATTCCCGCAGTTATCGGAGAGAGATTCGATCGAAGTCCCGCAATGCTTGCCAGTAGCGACGAACCGATCGCGGAAAAGTCGAGACCCCCGAAATTGGGCATCTCGATCGCCTTCAACGCCTGCCCCGCCGAAGAGATGGCGTCGGCGATCGCGTGCCATACGTCGAGAATCCATTGGGGGACTTCCATCGCCGCGACAGCCGAAGTCGCGACAGCCGACAGATCTCCTGCCTTCGTCGAGGCGAACGTCCAGGCATCTCCGAGTCGCTCCGAAACGGCGATCGCCATCGAACCGACAATTGCCGAACTCGCCGCGATCGCCGTCCCTACGATCCCTTTTATGCTTTCGACGATCGCCGCAGTAGCACGAATCCATGCCGCCTCGGTGACGTCGGCGGCGCCGTGATTGAGGGCGTTGACGATCGCCCCTCCGATCCGAGAAGCGAATCCGGCGACGAACTGCCAAACCGACAGGAAGGAGTCGCGGGTATCCTTCCACGCTTGAGCGGTTCTTTCCGCCGCCCGATCCATTTCTTCCCAGCTTGAGATGGCGGCGCCGCGCATTTTGTCGAAGCCTTCCGACGCCGTTGCCGCGATCGCGTCTTTGGCGGCGTTGGAACTCAGTCCCACTCCCGCCAAAGAAACGCTGGCCCGAGAAAAATCGAGACCTCCGAAGCTGGGGACGCGGAGGGATGCCAGGGTGTCGCCGACCGAGGCGATCGCCGTGGAGACCGCCTTCCATCCGTTGACAATCCAAGTCGGAATCCCGATTCCCGGCAGGGCGGATTCGACGACTTTCCCTATATCCCCAAAATTCCGAGCGATTTCCGCCCAGGACTTTTGAACCTCCGTAACGACGATCGTCGCGATCGGCGCGACGATTTCCATCGCCATATCCCACGCCGCGATCGCCATCTGCTTCATGTATCCGATGACGGCGATCGCGGCATTTTGCCAGGCCGCTCGGGTGACGTCGGCGGCACCGTGATTGAGGGCGCCGACAATCGCCTCTCCTATCCGAGACGCAAAATTCGCGATGTTTTGCCACACCGAAAATAGCGTAGCCTCGACCGACCGCCACGCATCCGCAGTCAGCGACCCGGCTCGTTGCATTTGCGACCACCCGAAGATCGCCGCACTTTCCAAGAGGGCAAACTTTTCGGAAGCGGCATTGGCAACCCAGTCGAGGAACGCCTTGGAACTCAGCCCCACTCCGGAAAGAGAAAACCCCAGACTCGAAAAATCAATTCCTTCCAAGTCCGGAATCTTGAGCGATCTAAACGACTCCACGACTAAAGAAATGGAAGTCGCGATCGCCGTCCACGCGGAAGCGACCCAATCTGGCATCTCCAGCCCCGCGATCGCGTTACGTCCGATCGCGGCAACAACTTTCAGTTTCTCGGAAAGGGCGTCCCACGCCGCGATCGCGAAACCGACCGCGCGTCCGGCAAGGGTAATGGCAATTTGCCTGCCGAATTCCCACGCCGCGATCGCCATCTGTTTCATATATTCGAGGACGGCGATCGCGGTCTTCTGCCAGGCTATCCGGGTGACGTCGGCGGCGCCGTGATTGAGGGCGCCGACGATCGCGCCCCCCACTCGAATGGCGATCGAAACGAGAAAGTTCCACAGCCCTTGGATAATGCCGACGGCAATTCGCCACGAGGCGAGGACGTGCATTGCCATCTGTCCGACGACATTCCAGCGATTCTTGACGAAATCTTCGGGACCCGCCATCCGTCCCGTCATGAAGTCGGTGAACAATTTGATGACGCTCGCGATCAGGCTCAGCCTGTCCGAGATGAAATCGAGTCCGATCCCGAGGACGCCGGAGATCGTATTTTTCAGCAACGTGAATGGAGAGAGGATGATTCGCCCCAAGTCTCGCCCGATTTTTCGCCCAACCGTACTCAAGTCCCGAAAAGCTGACAAAAAGGAAACGATCGAGTCTTCCGCTTGCAACAGGGGAGTCGAAAATACCGCAAAAACGGCTTTCAGGTTATCTCCGATTACCTCCATTACAACGTCCCCGAGTCCTTGGAAGATCCCCGAAACAAAACCGAGAACTCCCCCCAAGGCGCTGGCGGCGGCGGCGAACAGGTTGACTCCGGGAACTGCCCGCCGCATCAATTCGTTGAGCGCGATTATCGAGATAATACTGATACCCAGGGGAGACGTCGCAAAAGCTCGCGAAACCATCAAGAAATTCTGAGCCATTGCGAAGGTCGCCGCTTTCGTCCGCACGGCGAAGGTCTTCAGTCCCGACCATACCTCAGAGAAGGCGAGAGTGGCGGCCTCCTGAAAGTCTTCGACGGCAAAACTCGACGTTTTCAACGCCGTCTCGATCGGTGAAGTTCCTTCCCAGGCTCCCATCGCTTTCTCAAAGAATCCCGTCAGGGGGATGGCGGCGCCGTTGAGGGCGATCGTCGCCGCCTTGGCCGTCGCCATTGCGTTCGAGAATCCGAAGAGAACGATACCCATTCCCCCGACGGCGATCGCCAAGGCACTGAGCGTCACGGCCAGGGTTCCGGCAATCCCGATCAAAAAGCGAATTGGAGCGGGCAGTTGCGTCAGGAAGCGGACGATCTCCGTAATTCCGTTGACGACCCCCGCAATTAAAGGAGAAATTGGCTCGATATAAGCGATCTTGAATCCCTCGATCGCCGATCCGAGGGAAACGAAAGCGCCTTCGAGGTTGTTGCTCATGATTTTCGCCATAGCCTCGGCGGCGCCCGTCGTCTCCCTTCCGGACTCGGACAGTCCCCTCAGTCCGACCTGTAAAAGCTTGACGGCTCCTTCGTAGGATCCGGCCTGGGTCGCAAGCTTCCCAAACAGATCCTTGCCTTCGGCCTCGCGCAATCCTTCGATCGAAGCGTACATCACCTCTTCGAGGGCGTTCGTATCCACCGTTGCCGCCAGGGCTTGGAGGGAGTCGTGAACGAGAACTTCATATTGAGAAACCTGGCCGCTCCAAAACGACACCGCCGTTTTGCCGAATACATTGGCGAGGGTCGTCAAGCCTTCGGCCTGTTGCGGGTATTTCTCCTCCAGTTTTTTCAACTCTTCTTCGATATTCCCGCCTTGGGTTTTAACTTTTTCCTGGATCGCCTCCATCTCTGCCAGGAAGTTCTCTCCCCTAAAACGAGTCCGCATGGAATCGCGGATATCCCCGACGATCGAGATAATATTCCGCGCGACTCCTGTCTCCGCGTCTACGACCGTTACGCCGAGCTTTTCCAACAGCATATTTTGCTTGTCGGCTTTAGTCAGCTCGATTGCCCCCGCCCGTAGGGCAGTCCCTGCCGCACTAGCCTGAATGCCGATATTTCCCGCCACGCCGAGCAGGGCAGTCGCTTCCTCCATCCGCATCCCAAAATCGTGCGCCGCAGGTGCGGCGTAGGCGAAGGCTTCGCCGAGCTGGGAAACGCTGGTATTCGCACTCGCCGCGACCTTCGCCATCACGTCGGCAACCCGGCGCGTCTCTTCCGCTTTCAGGCCGAAGGCGGAAATAGCGTTGGAGGCGATGTCCGCAGCCTGCCCCAAATCCAAGTTCCCGGCTGCAGCCAAGTCCAACGTTGCGGGTAGCGCTTCCAGGATTTGATTGGTCTTGAATCCGGCCATCCCTAGAAAAGATTGAGCTTCCGCCGCCTGGGAGGCTGAAAATTTGGTGGAAGCGCCCATTTTTTTGGCGAGCGATCGCAGCGCTTTCAGATCTTCGCCTTTCGCTCCGCTCACTGCGGCGACTCCGGCCATCTTCGCGTCGAAACCTGCAAATACCGCGATCGCGTCTTTGGCGATCGCGGTAAGGGGTGCGGCGATCGCCTTTCCGGCACCTTCTAGCGCCGCGAATTCTCCTATCCTTTGCGACGCACGCGCCGCCGTACGCTGGGTTCGCTGCATTTCTACTCGCGAATCCATAACCTGCTTCTGTTTTTGCAGGTCGGCTAAAAATTTTCGCTCCGGCGCACTCGATCCCCGGACGGACTCTCCGAGGCGATCGAGGGATCTCTTGTACTGCCGGATCGCTCGTTCCGCCTGTTTTATCTTCTTCTCGTCGAAAATGTCTTCGCCGAACTCGACATTGCGCGCTTCCGCACGGATCGCGGCAAACTCTTCTTTGAGGGGTTTCAGTCGCTTCTTGGCTTCTTTGGCTTCGTCCGCGATCGTGCCGACGGCTCGACCCACGCCTGTCACCGACTTCGATGCGGTAGCCATGGACTTTTTGAGCTGTTGGCCGAAACCGCCGCCCGACATCCCTCCTTCGATCTGGCGGACGACGCGATCTAGTTCCTGCAACTGAGAAATGACCCGATCGATCGTCGAAAACGCTTCGGTCGGGACGTCAAAGAGAAAAGTTGCCTGGATACCGTATTGATCCGCCATACAAAAAAAAGAAAGCCCGCACCCCAGTAATGCCGGGGTGCGGGCTTAAAGATATTTATGCTGTTCAGTCCAAGGCAGATCTTAGCAGAGTCGGTACAAAAAAAGACACCACTGACTTCAGTGGTGTCTTTCGGTTACTGCGATTGCAGGCGTCTGCAATCGCAGTAAAAATCCTGTATATCCTTCCAGCCTTCGGGGTTTCCTTCGAGAGCCATCTCGATGCTCTCTTTCCATCTCGAAGGCGGGGCATCCGCCAACCTTGCCTCCATTTTCGAGACCAAAGCTTGCGACCCCCCCGTTCCGTCGAGGAGTCCCCGATCTACGTAGATCTGGAACGGGCTGTCAGGCAGAGGGGGGTAAAATTCTCCATCAAAGTCTGTGCTTTCGGCAAAGATCCGAAAATACAGACTTTTGTCTGGGTGGAATGCAATTTCCGGGTTTTCTCCGAAATCGCATTCCGATAGCGACTCTATTGCAATAGAGTCGATCCGGGCTTTGCCCTCCGGAAGGATAAAGGGCTTGCCCGGTCGAAGATTCGATCGAATCTTTTTTTGTTCCCCCTCCGAGGTGAGGAGGAGGTGGCCTCGGGAGGAAAACGAGACTTCGACTTCGTCTCCCGGGAGTTCGGCGATCGCCTCCCACACCTTTTCGAGGGAGAACCTCTGATAGTCTTCCCACTCAAAAAGATATTCTTTTGTCGTAAAGGAACGGGTTTTTATCGCTTCCTTTGCGACCGTCAGATTTTCCCCCGAGGCCACAACATTGTAGCCAAAAACGAAAACTTCCTCCATCTCGGGGTAACTCAGAGGAATGGGATCGACAACCTCCCATTCCTCTGTCCGGTCTTCTGGATCCGACCTCCAGTCGGAGCAAGGAATACTGATTTTCCCCCATCCCAGATGGAGGGTGATTTTTTTGCCTATCGACAAAATCACCCTTGAATCGCTTGAGGTTTCCGACGAGGCCGGAAACCAGATCTTTCTCAACAAGGGTACGACTTCCTTTGTTTCGCTAGGGAGCCGTTTCCCTAGCTTTTTGATCGAGGAGAAGTTCGGCATTTTCTTTTGTGAGCCTACTCCCAGGCTCGCGATTTCTTCCTCGACGATAGGATTCTCATTTTGGGGAAGGAATACCAGTCCCTCCCCGAGACCCGAATCGATCCAGTAGCAGTCGATTTGGGTCTCGGAGTCATCTTGCTCTCGTATTCCCGTTTCAAAAAACTGGGAATACGCGAGCAAAGGGAAGCGGCTTCCTTGCGTGAGTTGAGACCAGATTGTGGCTGGACTCATCCCACTCCCGTGGGCAATAGCGACAGTACCGCCTTTAGCAAAGGCGATACTGTCGTTCCCTATCAGTACATCTGTAGGGAAAGGAATTGCCCTGAATGCTGTTTCCAGCGTTTTTGCTGAAAACAGAAAGCTCCAGGACTCACAAACTAATAAGTCTTCCATACATTTTTAATATAAAGATTACTTATATTATACCAAAAGCCCGGCGGCACGATGATGTTGTGCCGCCGGGCTTGCGAAACTAGGTCTCAAAAATGAGAAAATCTTCTATTTTCTCAAAAGAAACCTTTCTTTTGAGGACCTCGAGGAGGTCGTAAGGGATTTCTCCCTCTTGCCCTGCCTCGATCGCGATCTTGACGAGGTGCATCGCGATCGAGAAATGAGTCGGGGACTGGAGCCATGCCCCCCTTTCGACGGGGTATCCTTCCCCCTTCCAACAAAGGATCTCCCCATTGGGGGATAGTGCGATCCATCCCTTTTCGTCGAGGAATTCGACCGCCAAGACCTCTTCCTCGGGAAGAGGGGGGAATGTGTGTTCGTCGGCGTGCCAAAACTCTATCGTTGCAGTCGGCGTTTCGACTGCAACGATAGAGTTCGCGTCCTCGGACGCGAACCTCAAGGAGACTACGTCCTCCCGAGCAATCTCTCTTACCTCCCAAAAAGGTAAGAAAGACCTCCCGGGGATCTTTCCCCAGGCTTTGCCTGCTGGGATCTCCTGGGTGACGCTACCTCTTTCCGAAAAAAGGAGGCAGGCTCCTTCGGAGAACTCCAACCATGCCCCTTCTCGCATCCTTGCGATCGAGGCAAAGCCGGAGCCTTTACCCTGGACGGTAGAAAAGTCGATCCCCCCCGTCCAGGGCATTACTGGTGGAAGAGAGGGTTCTTCCGCTCCAATGGGGAGGAGGATCCTCCCCTCCACCTCAATCTCTTCCGACTGAAGTCGGGAGAGGAGGATCTCCATATACTTTGCCCCCTCCGTGGAAAGGAGCGAGAGGAAGCACCTCACGTCGGCACCCCTTCCGACCTCTCTTTCCGTGGGGAGGAAGCGTTTAACACCTCCCCAGAAGCTCTTTTTAGGGAGGTGTACCTTTAGAGGTCTCACCGGAAGGGGCTTCCGGTGAGACCCTATTCTCCTGATCCCACGCTTCCGGGCAATTGTATTGCCGGAAGCCTGGACATGGAAGATCTTCTCTTCCTTGAAGAGGAGGAAATCTTCCCCCCCGTCCAGGGGGCTTTCGCGAAAGAGTTCGACGATCGCGTAGCCGTCGAACTCTCCCAAGGGAAGCCTCTTTGACCCCCTCAAGTCGGGGGAGGAGGCTGCTTCCTCTCCTGGGATGAGGGCGATCGACGATCGCCCCTCATCCCAGGAGAGGCGGAGACGATCTGGACAAAACCAGACCGTCACCTCTCCTCTCTGCTTTTGTAGGTATCGCAAAAGCAGAGAGGTCTGCTTTTGCGATAAGGCGATCGAGGTGGACACCGCCGGATCTGCCGCCTCGATCGGGATCTCCACTCTGCTGAGTAGAGTCCTGCTGTACATGCGGCAGGACTCTACTCCTAGTCGGGAGTAGAGTCCCCCCTGTTTCGCCAAAAAGAAGATCTTTTTTAGATCCTCTGTGTCCATTTTAATGTGTGTGTTCATCTTACTTCTTTTGATTGCATACAATTATTATACAATGATTACGTATGCCAATATAATTAATATTTTTAGCGTGCCGAATATATGGTAGACTGAATTTATGTATATCAAAGGACAGAGATGATAACGCTAAAAGCAGGCGTAATCACCCTCTCCAAGGAAGAGGGTGATTACGTATTCAAAACGCAATCGACGCAGATCCCTGCGTCGATTGCGTCCCTCAACGACGGGAAATACGTCGGGGATGAAGATGTCCCCGACATCGATAATATCGACGTCGCCGAGATTGAAAAGCTTGAAGAGTTTGGGGAGGATTTCCCCCGTTCTTCGGGGAATTCCTCCCCACCTCGCCTGTATATACAGGACGAGAGACTAAAGTGCCTCTTTTCCGGAGAGGCAGGGGTTCTCGGCCCCTGGACCGGGTTCCGAAAGCACGGAACTTGGAGTTTCTGGTCAGTCGAAGATTGGCCAGCCTCCTGGCCGTCTATCTCCTTACCCGACCCCAGCGTTCTGGGTTGGGCGACCGAAGGAGGAGAGAGGGTATCCGTCCTCCTTCGAGAAGGGACTCTCGCCTTTGTCGGCGACTGGAGAGAGGGGAGGCGGAGGATCGTAACCCTCCCCTTCTATGGGGATAGCTTGCGCCCCCCGTTCCCCCCGCCCTTCGGGGAAGTAGATGCTTCTTTTCTGAGGTATCTACTTCAGGGAGAGGTCAAGGTCAAAAGGCAGGAGGGAAGAATCCTCCTGTCCTCCGAGGAGAAGCGATTCTTTCGTCTGAAGAATTGCCTCCCTGGCTTAAGAGAAACCCCGTGGTTTTCTCTTAAGCCAGGGATATCACTAGGCTTGGAAGCCGAAGACATCTCCCTCGGGTTAGACTACCATCACCTGATGGTAAAGACCGAGGAAGATGAGGTTTTCTTACTTCCTGTAGTTTGGTAGAGTAAAAGGCCCGCCATGATGGCGGGTCTTTTTTTTGTTTCTTAAGCCTTTTAGGGATAATGAAAGCAATGTTATCAAGAGATAGTTATGGCCAAACCTATTATCAATATAATTGGAGGGAAAAGACGACTCGCTCCATGGATTTCGGAGCAAATCGGTCGCTTTTCTTTTGAGGTTTATACCGAACCTTTCTGCGGATCGGCAGCCGTTTTTTTCTACCTACAATCTCAAGGCTTCTTTGAAAGAGGAAATAGGAAAAACGGACTACCTCGGATCGTCCTCAACGATCGCGACTCCAATATTGTCAACCTATTTCGGGTATGTCGAGATTTGCCCGAGCATTTGGCAAGAGCGATCGCCCTAACCCCGTACAGTCGAGAAGAACATGCCCTTTGTAAAGATTTTGGCTCTCTCGAACTCGGAGACATCGATCGCGCCCGCAAGTACGCGATCGCTTGCACGCAGTCTTTCAAGGGAGATCCCCGGCAGAGTTGGAGGATTGCCAAAAATGGAGGCGATCGCCCTAAAGACCACCTGGTTCACGAATGGGAGACGCTGCCCGAAAGGATCTTAAAAGCTTCCACAGTATTGAGGCGATCGCCAATAGACTCCCCCGCCTTCCTCAACGAGGCAGGCCGCCAGTTCTTTAGGGCAATCTCTGCTTCTAGCACGGAAAAAGCAAGGCGCTATCTCACTTGCGCCAATCAAGGGTTTACGGGAACGATTGGCGACTCGGGGTGGTCGGCTTCGACGGGTGTCAGCCACCCTTCCTCGGACAAGCCTCAGCAATGGGATTCGCTGTCGAGCAAGTTACTCGAAACGGCGAAGTCGTTCAAAGGCTGTTATATCGAAAACGGCGACTTCGAGGAAGTATTGAAGCGATGGGATTCTCCAGTTGCCCTACACTATTGCGATCCTCCCTATTTTGGGAAGGAGCGATACTACGGAGGGGGGAATTTCACGATGGAAGACCACGAGCGCCTTGCCTCGTGCCTGCACCAACTGAAAGGGGCGATCGTGCTGAGTTACTACCCCGACCCGGAGATCCTTCGTTTCTACAGCGAAAAGGATTGGGAGATCCACTACAAGACTGTAACGGTTTCCACGGGGAATGCTGGCGGGAGTAGTAAGGTCGAGCGTCGCCCTCGAAAACAAGAAGTTCTCCTTGTCCGAAAGCGGGAGAGTGGCGTCAAGCAGCTATCCCTCTTTTAGCGGATTCTTCGTACCGTTTTTTCTTCGGAAAGTACAAGGAGTGGCGGGCTGGTGGAAATACTCCACCAGGCATCTTTTTTGCCAACTTTTGCTTCGAGGTCGGCAAACAATACGCAAGGGTTGTTTCTGCTCAACAAGTGGTAAGCGGAAAGGATCCTTTCTTCTCGATGCTTCCTTGGATTGAGTGCCGCCAACAGGTCGCCGACCTTTTTCACTTCCACGATCGCGCCATCCTCCCCAAGGAAGAATCCGTCGTCGGAGATCGTGACAAAGACGTTTTCCCCTTCCGCGTCTCGAAAAGTGTAGGCTCCTTCAATCGGGTCGAACTGACACTTGCCAGAGGCGAGCGCGGAAAACACAAAAAATTGCACTAAATCCATTGCAGAGTTATTCGGATTCTACGGCAGGTTTACGATACCACGATGCAAATCGACTTTTCCGTATAGAATGAATTCGGGCGATCGACCGAGTGGAGGATCGGGCGGTAACACCCATGGCGGGTTCGACTCCCGCATTGCCCATTACATGGCCGTCAGACCGTAGCATTGCGCTACGGTCTTTTTTTATGGCCGACAGTAAAGCCCATTGCCCTATGTTGTAAAAACTGCGACCGGATGCCGAAGTCGTCCATTCTTGTCGTGGTGCAATCCATTGCACTCGATTGGGCAATCCATTGCACAATTTTGGTCAATATCAAATCTCTTTAACAAAAATCTAAATCCATGTGTGTACGCGCACGCGCGATCAGGCGAGCAAGGAAAGAGGGGAGGTAAGCGAAAGGGGAGACCCGAGAACCGAGAGCATCCCCTCTCCTGGCTGGCCTCTTCCCACCCGCTCTCCTCAGATAAGATCCCCCTGGGCTTGACTAAAAAGTCAACATAATTGCAGACGTCTGCAATTATTTTTGATTCGAGTAGGCATGGCCGATAATGATCTCGTTTGAAAAGGAGAGCCTTAGATGAAATTAAGAGATTACCAAGTCGATTTGGTCGAGAAAATCCTAGATTCCTGGAACAGGGGAATCAAGAACGTACTCGTCCAGCTTTACACCGGGGGCGGAAAGACTGTAATCCTTTCCGAGGTTTGTCGAATCGCCTACGAAGCGGGAGAAAGGATCGCGATCGTCGCCCACCGAGAGGAATTGATCCAGCAGGCTCACGACAAACTCCAAGCCTTCCTCCCCGAAGGAACCGAGATTGGAGTGATCAAAAGCGGCATCAAGCCAAATTTGGAGGCGCCGATTCAGGTAGTTTCCGTCGGTACGCTGCAAGGCTATTTCAGAAACGGATCTCTACCGAAGGTCGGTCTGATTGTCATCGACGAAGCCCATCGCACCTTTGCCGGGCAGTACGCGAGGATCTTCCTCGAATACCCCTACAGTCGAATCCTCGGCGTTACGGCTACGCCGTGTCGCACGGATGGTGAGGGGCTGGATCTTTTGTCTGGAGGAGTCGAAGGATATCAGGAGCTAATTCAGGGACCTTCCTTCGAGGAACTGAAATCTCAGGGGTTTCTTTGTCCTTTCAAGGTATTCGTCTCCCGGGATCTGATTCCCGATCCGGACAAACGAGGTTCCGGGGCTGATTACAGTCAGGCCATGCTACAGGATTTTGTCCGATCGCACCTCCAAGACGAAGAGGTTTTTGCGGGCTGGCAGCAGTACTGTAGCGATCGTCGAACCCTGGTTTTTGCAGCAGGGGTCGAACACAGCCGATCCTTGACCGACTTATTCGTCTCGAAAGGGATCGCTGCCGCCCATTTGGATGGATCGACCCCAAAAGACGATCGTCATAATACTTTGCAGCAATTTCGCGATGGAGAGATTCAAGTTTTATTCCAATACGAAATTGCCGTAGAAGGACTCGATATCCCCTGGATCGACGCGATTCTGTGTTGTCGTCCGACAAAGTCGCTCCGAATTGCCCACCAGCTTCTCGGGCGCGGGCTTCGCCCTTGGCAGGGGAAGGATCACTTAGTCGTCGTCGATTTCACCAGGACGTTTAGTACCTTACCCTGGCCGCAAGATGTTGAATCCTGGAGTCTCAAAGGTCAGCCTAAGAATAAATCGCGCCGGGCGCTCCAATGCCCCGAGTGCGGGTACGCGATCGTTCCGACGCCAGAAGATCGCCAAAGGTTACTGGCTGAGTGTCCCGAGTGCGGCACCATGGTTCCCGTCTCCCCTCCCAGAAAGAAGTCTCCTCCTTCAGGAGAAGGAAAAATCCTTCCCGCTTCTTTCTTGCGAGAGTTGCGGCGCGATCGTCAGCGCATCTCTCTATCCCCCGTCGTCGTCCCGCGACGCGGGGAGGCAATCCCGAAACGCCCGTATCTCTCTTACGCTCTGGATCTGTTGCACGAAGCGAAGCAACGAGGGTATCAGTCGAACTGGATTTTCTATCGACTGATCGACAGGCGGTCGAGCGATCCTAGGTTTCGCCTGTCTCTCGGAGACTTTCGATTTTTGTGTCAGGCGATCGGCTACAAACGAGAAACGACAGCCTTCCAAAAGTGGGTCGAATACGAACGCTATTTTGGGAATGAAGACGTCAAGACTTACCAGCAGGAGATCCTGGATCTTTCTCGCTTATTAAGTCAGTCTCACCCCCTTTACGAGGAAGTCGTCCACCATGTCGAGTCGATCGTCGGCAATCGCCAGGGGGCGATCGTGGATGAAATCAAAAAGGCGATATGGGAGGGTTTGACCCCTAACGAGCAAAAGATGATTTTCGCCCTCAAGTCGGCGAAGGAAGGAACTTTTGCTAGCTAGCAAAAACCAACAATAGCCAACAAAAAAGCGACGTCATGTAAATATGACGTCGCTTTTTTATTATTTAAGGAGTCCCCACATTACATGTATTTCCACATGTAGTGCCGAGACATGGGAGCAACTCTCCATGTCTCCGGTCTGCAGTACTCCCTACAGTAGAAGGCCACTCCCGACGGAACCAGGGGATCCTTCGGGGTATGAACGATCGCCACATAAGTTCCTGGGGGGGCTAGAACTATTTTTCTCTTCTCCCCCGCTCTAAAGCGAAAGCTCTTTGGGATTTTCCCTCTCGTCCACAGGTAGCCTTCCCTGAGTGGAAGCTTTTCCAGTTTTTCTGGAAGCCCCGGAGGAACGCTCTGAGGCACCCAGCCATTTACGGTACCCTCAGAAAGCATGTCCAATTGTGCTTTCAAGAAAGAAGCTTTTGGTGGTGCTTCTTTGCTTAGGGCGATCGAGTGAAAACCTTGCATTTCTTTCGCCAAGAAACGGAGGGTACTCTCCGTTACGATCCATTCTTCACCGTCAAAAACGGCTCGAAGTCTGAAGTAAAGCAAGGGGGGATTCCCTTGCACTACGATTGTTTTTGCAGTTCGATCGAACTCCCCGCAAAAGGGCAGGGAATGCATTTCTCCACCATTGTCAAAATTGATGTATTGATGCTTATACATACGCTTCTCCTGTTTTAAATAATGTACTGCGGTACTCTTTTTTTTCCGAAAAAGTATCATGCTGTTATTCTTTTGATAGTTAAAAGTTGAGCGATTGTAAACAAATGATTGACAAAATCAAGGCATTCCTGGACGTCATTTTGGGTGAAACGGAATGTTTTATCCCTCCCCAAAGAGATGACGTGATTGTCATCTCTTTGGGGGGAGGAGATCTCTTTACCTGCGATCTGGCGATGCTTCTCGATCGCCAGAGCTGTGTTCCTCTCTGCGACGACGAGGAGGAGAATTATATCCGACTCGTGTCACTGCTTAGGGAATGTCGAGCTGAGGTAGAAACCTAAAAAAGGGAAGGCGTGATACGATTTCACGCCTTCCCTTTTTTTATGTAAAAGATATTTTGTTTTGTAATCTATAAATGTAGTTAAGGAAAATACATCATGGAAGTCTCTTTGGCGGAGAAAATCTCCGCTCTTTATTTGCTAGAAGGAGAAATGCAAAAAGCTTTCTCCGAACTAGAAAGCCATTTGAGAGCTTTCGGGGTTTTCGTAAAAATCTCGAAAACTATCGATCCGATAACGGATGAGTTATTGGTCAGAATGGATTGGTTTCCCGAAAGGAAGACGATCTATTTTATGGCGGAAGCAATAGACGGTCTAAAGATAGAATCTCAAGAGGATTTTGAGATTCTGATTCGCGATCGCGCGATCGCCTGTATTTCATACTAAAAGGAAGAAGCCCCGGATAGATACACACTCTATCCGGGGCTTCTTCCTTTTAGTCTTTTTTATATTTCTCCGCCATTTGGCGGAGAATTTTTTGGTCTTCCTCGGACAATGTCACTTGTCTGAGGAAGGCCAGGGCATCGATCTCCTTCTCCTTAGTTTTGTCTGGTTTTCGGATCTCCCGAAAACCAGACAAAACTAACCACATAACTGTGGCTGCGGCTAACTCCCCGAGGAGTTCCCCGGGGAGTTGAAGCACGATCTGCTGTAGCATATTTTATTTTCTTCCTTTAACTACACCTTTATTATATTTCTTGATGATGTATAACGTCAACAGTATTTGCTGTCTTGTATAGCTACTTGTAAAGTAATTTTGGTTTTACTTGAGGACGATCGGATGAACTTTGAAATCAAGGAAAGCTTATCCTCCTTTCTAGGGAAAATGGGTGCAAAACAGATTCGGTTTCACGACTCACCTCGGGCGATCGTTGCCTACTCGGAAATCGGCTCCGTCTTCTACTTAGGAGGAGCGTATTACGTTTCCGATGGGCTTACCGCCCTCCCCTTTGACATCACTCTGAATTACGGGGAGTTCAATAATGCTCAAAAACGTTGGACGAGCGAAGTGGCGATCGCGGTTTACGGCAAAGATCGAAGGTTGTTGTATTTGGTCGAAGCAAAAGATCTTCAAAAGCAATTGTTGGGGACGTCTCTTCCGGTTTACAGTTGGAAGACTCAAGATTTCAACCGATTTAAATTCCAAATTGTCAGGCTAAAATCAGTGCCTGTCGCGTTGACTTTTCTGTCCGAAATGATGAAAGCCTATCCAGAGTGGAGGCATCATAAATTTAAGTTTGTCCGCATCAAATAAAAAAAAGCCCCGGCAGTATTTAGCCGGGGCTTTCTTTATTCCTGCATGTGAGGAGATAAAATGTGGGCGTCGTTCATTTTGAATTCACCCATGAATTTGGGACTCGAATACCTCGGTCGGGGGTTGAGCTTTTGGCCTCCTTACGACGATCGCGGCCACCTCAATTTAGTCGCGGGAGAGAGAAAGATCGCTCACGATATTATCAGCGTCTTACTCATCCAGCCCGGAGAGGTGCCGCACTACGCCCTGGGTATCGCTCCGGAACTGTTCGATCCCCTGAGTCGGAGCGAAGCCCAGTATTGGGCGTACAATGCGCAAAGAGAAATTCTTCAGTGGGTGGTCGGGATCGAGAGCCTGACGGTGGAAATCCCCCACGATCGCCTCGACGCCGAAAATCAATTGATCGCCGAAATTGATTTCGTTCCCAAGACGATCGCCCCCGGCGGGAAAGATCGAGATATTGCGAAATATTCCGCGATCGGACGGCAGAACCTGCTGTTTAGCTGGTCTTCTTACGTTGAAGGGCTTGCCGACACTTCCCTGTTGAACGACTTTTTTCTTACCGTTGAATTGAACCGGGAGCCTCTTTTCTGATGTACGAGGATTTTTACCAGTTGATGGAATGGCTCGAAACCCAAACTCGATTGATCGAGTCTCCCGAGCTGTGGGCGGTAGACGAGCAAGAAATGCTGAAGCGCTTTCTGGTCGCTGCGGCCAAGCCCTTGCCGGATGGGAGTCCTAGTCCTTTCTCTTCCCTGACTCCGACGTCCGCCCATGCGGTGCTGGCCTCCATTTTCGTCCGACATCTAGGGTACTTCGGGCAGGAACTCAATCTTCTCCCCGACGCCAATCTGGTCGGACACTTGAGATTGCTAGGGGTCGAGCGTAACCCTGCCGAGTCTCCGATCCTCAACTTGGTCGTCAAACGATCGCGGGAAGCGATCGCGCGGCGTCTCCCCCTCGAAGTTCCGATCCATACTCAAGTGCGATCGATCGTCGATCCGTCCATATTTTGTTACACGCTTTCCGACGTAACGATTGAGGGGTCGGATGAATCGGCGACAGTTGCCGCCAGGTTCGCGGGAGACCCTCGCCTCGTCTCCAAAATCAGAGTCGGCGAAATTTCCGACGCTCCATTCATTCCCTATCTCGCTCAGATCTACAACGACGGCAAGGTGATTTCTCCGGGGCGCCCCGTAGAGACACTGATCGAAGTCGTCGAACGAGCCAGGGACGGACTGAGGAGGGGGAACGCACGCGATCGTGAGAACCGTCCTTTCGGGCGACTGGTGACGCCTTCCGACTACTACGAAGCCGCTCGGGCAATGGGAAGCCAAAAAACGTTGATTTTGACTAGCAGTTACGGACTCCCCGGGCATGTTGCCCCGGGGGTGACGATCGCCGTTTGGTTCCCGGGAGTATCGGAGGACTCCCCCATCCTTAGCGAAATCCGCCAGCAGCTTGCCGACCTCAGCCCCTGCGGCCATATTTTGCGCGTCCGACAGGCCGAGATCGTTCCCATCAATGGGGTCGTCGAGGTCGGCCTCGTCCGCCAGCCTTTCGGGATCGATCCGAATCGGGAAGCCTTCAATCTCGTTGCCAGGGCGATTCAGTCCGGAGTCAATCCCCCTCACGGAATTTGGGGCGATCGGGGGTTTGAGAAAACTTTGGCGACGGCACTCGAAAAAGCGGAAGGTATTTACAGCGTTCCGCAGATGTCTCTCAAGCACTCCGAGACCCAAAAGCCTTTAAGCGAAATAGAAATTCCCCCGTATGCCCTTCTCGAAGTCCAAGGATCTTTGAGGGTAGTTGCCCGTTAGTCAAATTGCAGACGTCTGCAATTTGGTTGACACAAAAAAAGAGCCGCAGCGAATGCTACGACTCTTTGGCGTTTTTGGTCTACCGGGCGCTACCCCGGTGCAAAATATTTTATTATCGTTTCTATTTTGCGCGCAAAGAGCAGTTTTGCTTTCAGGTTGCTCAGCCTGGTAACACCTCCCTTGCGGGAGTGGCGTTTTTGGTCTACCGGGCGCCACCCCGGTTTCTATGCTTTAATTATACATCATATAGCCCGTCGCCGCAACCAGGGCTTGCGCCGTTGGCGGTAGCTTTGCGCGATCATCGCGATCGCCGAAGCAACGATATTTGGCTTTTGGTTGGACTGGATTGCCCGTTTCAGAGATTTGAGGTACTGAGCGTTTATCTCTTCCCCTGTTGCAGACTCCCACGCTGTTTTGAGTACGTGAAAGAATCTGGAGTTCTCGTCGAACTCTGCATCAACCAATTCGATGAGGACGATCGCTCCGAACTCGGTCGCCGTGAACGAAGGCTTGCCTGCCGTTTTTCTAGCAAGTGTGACGCCTTTTACTGCTTTTTGTATCAAGGGCAGTAAGGGGTGTTTCTGGTAATAGGATATGTCTTTAATTTTACCCTTCATAGGCTTGGTCTGGTCTTCTTTTGTTTCGTCCATTCTCTGGGATTTTCCGCTTAAGCACAAACGCCGCACAGTTGACTGTGCGGCGTTTGTGCTTAATTACTAATCATTGGTTGCGAGACCATGACACGAAATTCCTTCCGTGTCGTAGTTTTGGTCGTCGAGGGGCGTTAGCCCCACGTACAAAGAAGACCCCAGAGGGTTTAGCTGTCTGTAAACATACAGGCAGCTTCCCTCTCTTTTCAGGAATGAGTCAACAACCTCCTCTACCCGCCTTTTGGCGAGCCAAAGGAGTCCCGTCTTTTCCGGGTAGTCATTGATGTTGCACCTGTTAGCGTCATCCCGGTGAAATTCTTCCTCTGCCTTCGAGAGAAGGCGCTTCTCTTTCCCGTCCAGTCTGCTCAGCAAGTGTGGGGTTTTCATTCTTTTTTTTGTTACTACCTCCTTATTGTAGATTCTTTTACCTCGTTCACAAAAAATATTAGGATGCCATTTCTTTCCCGGCATTTTCCTTTTGAGGATACGGGATTTCCGTCAAGAAGTTTCTTTATTCTCTCGATTTACCCGACTCCAATATGTTAGAACATTGCCGATTCCGAGACTCAATCAAGGAATACCTTTTTCCTGCACGATAGGTATCTCCATTTCTGACCGCAACGACTCCTTTGACCTCTAATGCTTCTAGCGATCGGATTACCAGCGCTTTTCCATATATGGGATGACGCTTTTCCCCATAAAAATGGGTTTCTTTTAGGCGATCGAAAACTTCCTTTTCGGTCATCTCCTCACCTTTGGAAAGGATCCGTACAATGAGCTCCTTACATTTTGCTCTTTTCTCTTCTATCGTTATTGTCATCGTTCACTTTTTTACTTCAGGTTCCATTTTTATTCTTTCTCTATATCCTTGCAAAAGCAAAAGCCCGCCTTTTGGGGCGGGCTTTTAGTTCAAGAAAGGAGAACAATGAAAGAAAAGTTCTAAATTTTTATTTAACTTTCTCTTTTATCTTGAATCATTTTAGATCGATGCCGACAAAATGCCAAGGGGTCGATTGGCATTTAAATCGAGACCGCGTCCTGATACACGAGAACCTCCCCATCCGGCATCGTTACCGTCACGTCAAACGTTCCACTCCCCGTCGGAGTGAAGGTCGATTGGATCGAATCGCCGGAAACTGAATCAACGGGGACGACTTGCGCTCCGACTTTTACCTCGATAGGCGATCGCGCTCCAGAAAAATCCGCTCCAGCCTCCCCGAAAGGTGTCGCATCCACCCCGTATTTCGGTCTTAAATAGCTGTACAAGGCGTCTCGCCCCGTATCGTCGAGACGTTCTTGAAAGATGACGATCTCGGGAAAGGCTCCTTTGTAAGCGTTGCTGTGCGTGGCGTTATTCCTGGCGCCGATGATGAAATTTTCACAATCTTTTGCCGTATATCGACCGATATGCACGGCTCCTCCAGGGTAGGCGTTGGACGTGCCGCTCGTCATACTAGTATATCCAGCGATCCCGGTAGAATCGCTGGTAGAGTCGCTGCTCGCGGAATACATGCGCTGGTAGAGCTGCGTTCCCGGGTCTGGATTTCGGTACACTAGGGCGACGGTGATATCCGTTGCCAAGCCCATGACGTCTCCAAAGTCGAGCCAATCGTCACTCCCGTCAAAGCTGACTTCGCGGAAGCCGTTAAGCGCCCCCTCGACCACCGAAGGTCTGCTGGCAACGAGGGGCTGGGTTGCGTCGTTCAGCGTCGCGTTCGTTCCCGGGTGCTTGGCCGAACTCCAGGTTTCCAGCGATCCCAAATCCATCTCGTGTCCCTTGAGCCACGATCGCAGGGAGGCTCGATTGAAGATCGGAAAGAGGTTGTCAACGTTGCTTTCGGAAATCGGGCTGTCGAGGATCGACAACCAAACCCCTGCCGATTCGCCTTCAAACGTCGGATACCCCAGGCTGGCATCTTTAAGTGCTTTCTCTTTAAACCAAATCAAGCATTCCCCTCCTCGCCCCGGAGGAGTTTCCACCCAGTAATCGAATTCTTTGTGTTCCGAAAAAACGCGGACGTTGCTCCCCTCTGCATTGATTCCGGCACTCGCCGCCAGCGTCGAATCGAGCCGCAGCAGGATGGGAGGGTTTTGGGCAGGGTAGGGGGACTTGTCGGAGTATCCCTCGAAATATCCGGTGACAGGAACCCGTTGTTCGGGGATTGTCTGAAATCCCCTACCCAGGATTTGGAGGGTATACGTCCCGTCTCCGTTGAAATTGAGGGCGATCGATCGCGAACCGTGGCAAATCACGTCGAAGCTTTTGGCCGGACGCGAGATTACTCTTCCGATCGGGGGAGGATCTCCGTTGGGGGTGGATGCTGTGGATTGAATGCGGTTGGGATCGATCGCCAGTCCCGTGTCGTGCCACGTCGAACCGGAATCCGCACTGACGAAGATATTCGTGGGCTGAGTTACTCCCGTCAGATCGAAATCCAGGATCGCGTAGGAGTCTTCGAGGACGTTGTAGTAGCGATCGCTGGCCGTCCCTCCGGCACCCACTTTTATCCGGAACGTCGGCGGCAACCCCCGTCCCTCCGCGAAGCCAGTTACCTTGACTTTCGATTTTGCCGACGTATCGATTTCGTAGGTGAGGGACGACGGGTCGATATCGATTTCGTAAGCGCCGTAAGAAGGGGGGTAGGCGCCATATTCGATCGCCCCCACGTCCGGAGCCGAACCCGAGTAGCCGTCCGTCCATCCGGCGAGGACCTGTCCCGCGTCGATCGCCGCAGCGTCGCTTCTGAGTAAGAAGTTGCCTTCCCACGGACTGATCCATCCCGGATCCCCCGTGAAGTTCCCAGTCACTGCGGTGTCGGCAAAGAAGTTGTCTTCGACGATCGCCCCCGTCGGAATTTCCCCGGAGCCAAAGTTGGCATACCCGCTAAAAATATTATTTTTCACCTCCGTTCCGCCGTGGCCGTTCGCGTCGCCATCGCGAAAATTAAACGTTCCGAAGATAGTATTGTTGTAAATTTTATTGCCGGAATTGCCGTAGTAAGGATCGGTCGAGGGCAGCGTCCACAGGGTAAACCCTTCGTGCTTGCCCGTGGTCGCCGACATCCCTAAATTATGGTGAAAGTTGTAGCCACTTCCGGCTTCCGTGGCGCCGCCGTTATCGATGCGGTAGCAAACAATACCCCACTTCGATTCGTCGGGATTGTACTCGTTATAAATAGAGTTCGCGTTGGCGAAGTTGTAAGCGATCTCGTTATTGCTGTGTCCGCCGCCGTAAACGTTGAACACGCCGATATCGGTTTTTTGTCGTCCGCAGTCAGTCACGTAACAGTTTTCGACGGTCAGGTCTTCGCCCAAGCAAGAAATTCCGATACCCGAAGAATGGGCGACGCTGCAATAGCGAATCGTACTCGCGATCGAGAGGGCGCCGGACTGAATCCCTTCTACGTTTAAGGCGAGGTATCCCGTATCCACTACCGCGCAATTCTCGATCAAGCAATTGGAAGAATTGATTTCGATCGCCGTCGAAGCCGATTCCAAAACCGAAGAATTTTTGAAAACGTGATCGCTTCCTTTCAGTCGGATTCCCGATCGCTTCCAGTCGCTCGTTCCTCCGAGGTTGTGTGCCGGGAGCCGCATCAATATGTCTTCAAAGTACATATTCGACGCGGTATCGTGGACCTCGACCCCCATCCCGTAAAAATCGAGGTGCTTGTATTCCCAATAGGCGGCGTTCGCGGGAATGTTTAGGAAAAAGGCACTTTTTCTGACCTCGACAACCTGGGTTCCGATCGCGCCTCCAGGGGGATAAAAATACAAGGTGTATGCGGGGCCGTAGACGCCGTCGCGATCGAAGTACCACTCCCCTTCCGTATCGAGGATTTCGAGTTTGTTCCACAGCCAAAAAGGATTGCCCGCCTTGGCGATCGCGGTATTCAGTCCGTTCCACTTGTACTTTGCCGTAATCGATCCCGGAGCGGAGGCCGTCACGAACATTTCGTAAGCGTGCCATTCGTGTCCCGGGACGATCACTCCTTGCGCGCCCACCCAAAATCCTGCCGACTGGTTTAAGTTGGCATCTTGGATCGTGACCGAATAGTAACCTTCGCCATCCGGCGTTTGCTGGTCGTCGAAAGTCGCCCCGTCCATGAACGCCATCAGGCCGCGATACATTTTGGCCGCACTCTGCCCGACGGGAAGGCTGGGATATCGCGCCTCCGGCATCAACACGCCGTCGCAGACGACCTGCTCGTATCCCAGTCCTGGAGAGTAGCTCGCGTCTAGCTGAATTTTGTAAATATTTCCGCTATGAACCGTCCAGTTTTGATTGTCGAGTTCCTCGAAACTGGTAATTCGCGCGCGCTCTCCGGAATAGGACTCGATCGTTATCGGATTGCCGGACGTCCCGAAGTTGCTCGGCCTCGGTTCCTCGAAATACTTCCCACCCCTCAAAAGAAGGCGATCTCCGGCTTGCGCGTCGGTCAGTCCTTTGGTCAAGCTCCAGGGGCTGGCAAGGGTTCCCGAGTTCGTCGCCAGTCCGTCAGGAGCGCAAATATAATCAGCCATGAATCCAGTGATATATATTGGTGACTTTGACTTTTACTGGGGTTGGGGGAGACCCAGTTTGTACGACGGAAAGGAATACGCGATCGCTTCCAGTCAGTCGAGTTGAAGGGGTCGAATCCCCCGTCTGCGTCCCCGCTCCTTGGTTTTGTGTCGAAATGGCGGCGATCGATTGCGTTCCGTTTGCCGCAGTTTCCGAAGAGACTTCGACCGTCCAATAGTTGCTGGCATCCGATGCGGACTCCGTCGTCACGACTAAAGAGCAGGCGGACATTCCTACGTCGTAGGCCGTAGTGGGATCGACGAGGTCGATCTCCGTATCGTAGTAAATCTCCAGCGTTTCCGTCGTCGCGTGTCCTTCCGAAATCCAGTCGGTTCCGTCCCATCGCCACCGTCGGATCGCCTCTCCCGCTTGAGTCGATTCCCAGGTATCCCAAAGTCCGGGGCTGGCGGGAGCGGTATCTTGCCTGGCGTCCGCTCCGTAGTAGTCCCTTTTTGCCGCCGTTTTTGCAATTCTAGCCATCTCCCTATCTCCTCACGATTCGATACAACAGCGTACAAAAGATCTCCAGAGGAGCCGGAGGCGATCCTACGGGAGAGATTTCCACGGTGACGAGGTCGAAATTTCCCGGCTCCAACACCCCCGAGAAGGAGTCGGAGGAAGACCCCCACCCCGAAGGCTGGTCGGCGATCGCGATTCCCGTTCCGAGAGTCGTTTCGACGTCGTCTTTAAAAGATTTTGCGCGTACGTTCCAATAATTGCTCGCATCCGTGGCGCCCCCTAGATTCCAGCGCAGATCCATGCGTTGCAAGGCGCAAGCTTGGTTCGCGATCGGTGCGAGCATCGCCGCACTCAGCTCGTCGTAAACCAGAAGGTGTTCTTTGATTAAAAAAGGATCTAAACTCAGCCAGTCGGTTCCATCCCAGTACCACCGCTTAAACAGTGAAGAGAGTGTCGTATCCAGCCACTCGTCTTGGGCTTGGGGCGAAGCGGGTTCGGTTTCCTGCCTGTAATGGGTGGTTCCGTTTTGAAATTTTAAATCGTTTGGGAAAATAGGCATTGCCCTGTTCCTTAGAAGCGAAATATGTTCCCGACGCTCATGAAAGGGCGAGCGGATCGATTCGATCCGCTCGCCCTTTCATTTTATTTGGCTTTCTTGAGTCTCAGTCGAAAGGCATTGCTCGCGGGAGGGGAGGTCAGCGTCACTTGTACCGTGTTGACGTCCGTAGAAACGAGGTCGCACATCACCACTTCTTGCGTCGCCAATTCGTGAACGATCGCGACGTCCATATCGATGATATTGCCGTTCAAGTTGTGAGCGATCGAGTAGACGGTGTTGGTACCGTCGCCAAACGCCTGGGTAAACTCGTCGGTAAGGGCGTCGTTGAGGGCGCTCGGCGTGGAGAGCCAGTTGGCCGGGGTATCGAGCCACGTGGGGTTGACGGCCACGCCCGAGGCATCGACAACGAGGCTCGAATCCGCCGCTTGAACGGAAACGCCATTGGCACTCGTCGCGATCCCGTGGTAAGCCTGCACGGCCAAGGTTGTCGGATCGACTTTGTACAGCCCGTCCCCAACGGCGATGTCCGTCAGCTTTGCCAGGTGGGTGAAATTCAGCTCCGAAGTCCCGACGGTCAGCGTTCCGTCGGACTGCAAGATATACAAAGAGTCGGCGTTGGAGGTCGAACCTTCCGTCACGGCGACCACGATTCCCGACGCGACTTCGCTATCCTCGTCAAAATCCGTAGAGCGCGTCCAAGCTCCCCCATCGACGACGGTATAAATACCGTTTGTCGTTGCGTCGGTTTGCCCCGCAGCCAAAACGCGATCGCCTGCGGCCAGGACGACGCTATCGACTGTTTGTAGTCCGCTCAAGGTGATGTTCGTCGTGGCGACTGCCCGGACGGCCTGCTTGACGGCGAGACCTTGCGCCAGTCCGGAGACGGCAGTCGAAAGCTGGGTATCGACGTAATCCTTGCTGGTCGCGTCGCTCGCCTCGCTCGGCGAACTCAGCCCGGTAACTCTGACGCTCGTTACTTCGTTGAATGCGACGTTGCCGGATCCGTCTCGAATGGCCAAGGTTCCGGCAGTGGCGAGTTCGGTCGCGTCGTTGAGTAGATTGTAAAACGCGGAGGACATCACGCCGCTTTCCGTCGTCGAGGCGTCGCGGATCGTCAAAGTGACGGCCCTTCCCGTTTGTTCTGCGGAAAGGGCGCCGCCTGCCGGAGAAACGTCGATCGACGTAATCCCGGCATCCACTGCGGACTCCACTCCGGTATCGGGATGCGCGGCCATTAAGACCCCACTGCGGAAAAAGATCGACCCGTTAGCGGGAGTTCCCGTCGGATCGCTCTCTAGCGTTACCGACTCTCGAATTTTTAGGTTGCGCAGCTCGACGGTGTTGTCGCCAACTAAGTGCGTTCGTAGTAGCATCTTTTTCTCCAAAGAAAACGGCTCATCGCAAAAGCGATCGAGCCGTCGTTACTGGTTCTTGTTTATTGAGGAATCAGGTAAGGTGGACCTTTCCCGATTCTGGGGACGACAGCAAAATCACTGTCGAGGTCGAAGAAGGCTGCTCGATATTTGCCATCGTATGTTCAAAGGATTCCGAAAGTGGATTCCAGAGATACACCTCGACCGAAGGATATTCCTTCTGGGGATGGTCGATCATCCAGGTTTGCGCGGGGGAAGCAAACTCGTAGACGTAGGTCTGTCCTTTGGCGATCGCCGCAGCCATCTGATCCAAGATAGCCCGAAGGCTGTCCCCTGAAAAGCCTTCGGGGGGATTTTCTAACAATTCTTTAATGGCGCGATCGTCGGATTTGAGCGACGGGTCGATAAAAATGCGGTTTTTCCCGAGGTACATTCCCACGACCACCCCCCGGTCGTAGTTGAGAAGACCCGCTTCGTCAACCATGACGTAAGCACCGATCTTCCCATCTTGAGGAGGGGTGACTTCCTCCCACAACAACCCTTCTCGAACAACTTCTCCGATTTGGTTCTCTTCGAGAGGGCGCTCGTTAATCCCCAAGACGATTTCGGAAAGGTTGCTCCTTTTCTTGGCGGTAAGGTAATTGCCGTCGGTTCCGGCAAGCGATACCCCGCTAAATTGAGGGATGGCTTCGATCGTTTTGACGGGAATGCAAAGGCGATCGTCTTCTTTCCTGGCGGGAGGGCGCGGTCTCGGCTGCTGGAGCGCGAGAAGGGCGATCGCCGTCTCCAGCAGCCGAGAAGGGGAGGGACGAGATCCTCCCACTTCGTAAAAAGGGAGCGGGACGATTGAAGTCATGGCAGTCCTTCTGGGTGGAGGGCCGGATCGATCTCCGAGGGTGAAATGGGTTGTCGGGGAAATCGGTCTTTTGGAATTGGGTCGTAAATAAATTGGCTCGAACCTTCGTCGTAACGAAGGTCGTCCGTGGGGTACCCCAAAAGTTCGGGGGGAATCGTTTTATCCCCGTTGGGGCCGGAGTAGTAAATTCTGCCTTCGGCAGTAACTTTAACCTTCATACTAAAACGGAGTCAGTTGTAACAACATCGAACTTGGCGTACTGTCGCTGTAGCCCAAACCGTAGATATATCCGTCGAGATAGACGGCGCCACCGCCGCACCCAGAGAACCCGTTTATTTCCGAAAGGTCGCTGATGGCCAGGTTGCTAAATCCTCTGGCCCAGTTGAAAGGGGCGTTGTAGTAGCCACTGGGATGGTTGTTGAGGCGGTGTCGCACCAGGAACCCCGGGCGAGCTTGACTGGGCAGCCAATACACTCCCCAGTCGCTGCTACCGCCGACGATCGGGAGTGTCGCCAATACGGGGTTCCGATTGTTCCAAACGCCCGCACTGCGTGGCGAATCCCCAAACCCCGCCAGAGGCATCGGCATTCGCATTAATTTAACGCAATCCGGCGAAGGAAAATCGTCTAGGTTGACTTTGGCGAGGAAATTGCTGAGGTAGCTTCCCAAGGCCAAGGCATTCTCGTAGGGGTCGAGACTCGTCAACCCGAGCGCCTGAATTTTTTCTTCGCAGATGTCGTCGAGGCAAAGGTAGCGAATGCAGTCCGGATCGGGAAATTTGGCCGGATCGATTTCGACGATTCCACTTTCTCCGGGCTGGTAGGCGATCGCGTAAATCCTACCTCGGTGCGTCGTGCTGCCATGGAGGCGTGAAACCCGAGGATTGTTGAGAATCTCCTTGCAATCGATCGCCACAACCCCGTCGGCGGTAAAGTTATTGACGTCCGCGCGAATCACCAAGGACTGATGGTATGCGTGGATGGTGGCGCCCATATCGGCGGAAGAATGGTAGCCGCCGAGGAGGTAAACGTAATTTCCGACGCAGGCGACGGAGCGAAACCCTCGATACTTCGTGTCAATTCCGGGGAGGTTTATATACTCCACCGTAGAAAAGTCGTCGTACCGGACGCGCAGGAACAACCCCGAGTAGCTCCCCGATCCGCCCAATTGGTACCACGGAGACAAGTAGATCCAGTTCCCGTCGAAAGCGAACTCGCCCCCGCAGACGGGATAGTTGGAACTCAGTTGGTAAAGCGCGAGAACGCTGCTGCCGTCGTGGAAGTTCTTGGGATCGATCTTCGCCAAGACGGGGTAGCGGTAGGATCCTTCGTTGTAGTAATTGCCGACGATCAGGCGATCGCCTGCCGAGGCGATCGAGTAATTCCCCTCCAGTCGAGGATGCAGGTCGGTAAGGTCCCACGTCCGAGGGTTGAGTTTTCTCGCTTCAAAAATGTTTATCCCGTAATGCCACAGTCCTTTGTAGTAGCGCTCGAAGAAGTTGTCGTCGTACGACTGCCACGTTGCGGGAGTCGTCACGTCAAAATTTTCGTTATTTTCGGCGACGATCGCCGAAATCCTCTCGGTTAAATTGCGTTCGTATTCGTCGATCGCGTCTTTCGTTGCGTTGACTGCCGAAATAATCTCAAAAGACATTTGCTCGCTCGCGTTATAGTGCCGGAATTTTTGCCAGATAGCTGAGATAAGATCCCTTTCCGTCCGTATAGCTCAACGTCCATACGTCGGAATCGGTCGCCTCGATCGAATAAATATTTTTAAATCTCGGGTGAATCTCCTCCATTTCCAAAAACTTTACGCCGGACGGGCTGAAATTGTGGCGATCGATGGCGACAACGGTTCCATTCGTGGCCCTGTGCCTGGGAAATACGATATTTTTGCCAGACACCCCCTTTCTCCCGCTCCTCACATTCGTGGCCAAGTAGACGTGGCGATCGTTGCCCGAAATCGACATCCCCCCACCCAACCTCGGATCGACGTCTTCCAGGTCGAGGAAAGAGACCGCTTCCGGGTTCCCAAACTCAAGCGAAAGGTCGATCCGGATCGCCCTTTTTTGCGTTTGGTCGCCAGAGGCGATCCCCTCTCGCCCGCCAACCCCGTAGAGCGCGTTTTCGTCGCCCCACATTCCATAAACCCCTCCGTACCGCGACGCTTCGCCAATATCGACGGACTCCATCTCGACGGATTCGCTGAAATCCCGGTGTCTAAATCGGTAGATTTTGGCACGGGCGCCCGCGCCTTGCTGCGACCTCGGGCTGGATAAGTAGATCCATTCGCCAATGCGGAACGAATTGTGAAAGGCAGGGAAGGTGCTTCCTTCCCACCGACGAATCGTGACGGTATCCCAACTGAAATTATTTTTATCAATTCGATATACGCTTCCCGAAGGATGGTAAGTCACCAGACCTCCACTTATTGTTCTCGGGCTGTAAACGGGGTAGTAGATATATTGCTGTCCGTCGTATACGGGAGACAAAACATCTGATAGCGACTTTTCCTCGGAAGGGATGTCGCAAAATTCGACCTGTTGCGTATTGACGTCTACTCGCGTCAGTACCAGTGGATTAGAATCCGTATTGTTGCCCGAGTAGTGAACTCCGGAATAAAGGTAGCGTCCGTCAAAGGCAAGCTTGTTATATCCCGCCCCCGAATCGGGCCGGATCGCTTTGGGGTGTGCGGTCTTCGAGTTGTCGGGTGCGTTGGGATCGAAAAGTAGGAACCCGTTGTCGTACGCCGACTTCATCGAATAGTAGTAGGAAATCGCGACTCTTCCGTCGGGCAGGGGCAAGCAAGCCAAGGCGCTCCCCTTTATGTCGGTGGGGGTTTGGCGATCGATGTCGTAAAGGCGGATCGCGCTTTTGTCCGGCCAACGAGCATCGACAGTCAAATTTGCTGGTTTTGTCCCCCAGAAAAAGGTAGTGAATTCGTCCGCTCCCTCGGCCTCTCGCTCGATACTTCCTGTTTTGGAAATTGCGTAGCGTTCGATCCGATCGAGAATTGCTTCTAATTGCTGGCTATCCATTATCTTTCAACACCTCAAATGAAATAACTCGATTGTCGTGCGAACCAGCCGAATAATACGAGAACAAATACAGGCGATCGCCGATCGCGATTCCGTTCCCGTGAAATTGCGCTCCCCGCCCCGCGATTTTGCCGAGTTCTAATTTTTTAAGAGATTTCAAAGAAAACTCGTTTTTATCGACAGACAAAACCCACCCAGGATCGTAATTGTCGCCGGACTGGTTGTGGTAACTCGGGATGTAGAGCCTATTTCCGACGATTGCGATCGAGATGTGGCCTCGAAATCGCGGGGAAACTGCCTCTAGATCCAAGCATTCGTACCCCTTTCTGTCCTTCCAGTCCTGAATTGAGATCTTCCAAAGGAGTCCCGAGCGATAGCTCATGAAATTCCCGTCATCTTCTTTTTTGAGATGGTATCGATAGTAGGCGGGACAGTAGAGGTATTCTCCGTCGGTCGCGATCGAGTCAATCCCCCCCAGCTTCTTATCGATTTCGAGGCAGTCGATCCACTCGACCGATTTCCGCATCGGAAACAGCGAAGTGTCGATTTTGACCAATCGATTAAAATAAGCGCCGTTAGGCTGATTCAATAAAGAAATTGCGAATAAAAACCGCCCCACTTTGACGACGTCCGCGAATCCAGTCAGGGATTCGTCGATCGCCCTCAAATCGATCTCTTCCACGTACTCCAGAGAAAAGTTGTACGTATCGATTTTAGTAACGTACCCTTCCGCGATCGTCTGATATGGCTTCGTTCGATAGTGGTATCGGCTGAAAGCGTAAAGGAAGCGGCTGCCGTCGTAAACGGCGGCAGCGAATCCCCGAGGCGCACCAAAATCCAAAGAGGAAACCGATCCGGTCGTCGTATCGACGCGGATCAGCTTTTGGGGGGAGTCGTACTTCGTCTTGGTATTGATATCCCCGATCGCGTACAAGTAACGTCCGTCAAAAACCGTCTTATTGACCCGGTAGATATCGTCGGGGGTGGAGGCTTTGATGTTGAAAACAGAAGAAAGACTCGGATCGTTGACGTTCAAGACCGCCATTTTCATCCCTTCGTAACCGTAAAAGTAGGTTCCGAAGCCGATCCGGTCGTCCCCGATCGCGCAAGGCTGGAGAACTCCTCCCAGTCCGTCGTCGATTTCGGACAAGTTGACGACCTCGACCTTCGGATCGGCGGGCCAGGTTAGGTCGATCGACTCGAACGGTCTCAACGGCTTGGGGAGTAGGTGGAGTTTTTCGAGTTCGCAGACCCGCGACTCGATCGCCTGCAATTCTTCGAGCGTGTTTTGCTTGATCTGCTGGGCGCGGATCGTTAGTTCTTGATGGTCCATATTTTCCTCAAAAGACAAGCCTACTCCACCGAAAAGGCGGGGTAGGCTTTTGTATTGCTATTTTTCAACTGTGGCGATCAGTGGTCGTAGCTCCACCTCCCGTGCGCGCCGAGATCGACATGCATGAATTCGGAGTTGAGGCTCCAGGCAAGGCCGCCATCCCACTCCGGATCCAACTTGTCGCACAAATCCAGATAATTCTCGAACCAAAAATCGACGGCGTTGCCCGTCGTGTGGGGGCCGTTCGCCCCCGACGACGCCACTTGCATATTATAGGCAGGTTCGCGGTACCACGAAGTAATCAAAAACTTCTCGCCGCCATTTTCTTCGTTCGTCCATTTATCGAGCCACTTGCAAACGCGCGCGATCCCCTCCATCACGGACTTGGATTCCGGAACGCGCGCGCCTCCCGCCGTCGCGTCGCTCCAGGTGTACTGAGAGCCTTCGACGATCGGATCTTCTAGGTTGATCTCCCCCCATTCGGGGACGTTGACCGGACCGCTCGCGTCGATAACGGAAGGCTTCGTTCCCACCGTGGCGCTGTGTACGGTTTTGTTGATCGCGTCGGGACTGCTGACGTTGACGAAAGCCCTTGCCAGTTGGACGGGACCTTTTTTGATAATTTGAGGATTGCCGTAAAACGTGTGGTTGGCAACGTCGATCGTAATTTTACTTTTTTCTTCTTTTCCTGCAGAGACCTCTTTTACCTGGTTCCCTTCCGTTACGATAACGTTCCCTTTCATGATCGACTCGACGATCGCCGCATTCATACTCGACGCCATCGCCAAGACCTCTCCTCCTTTCGAGGGATTGGCGATGGTTCGGTCTTTGGCCTTGAGTTGGCCGCCAACCCCTTTAAACAGAGCCGCCATCCTCGCCGTCGTCCTATTGGGTGCCGTTCCTTCTTCGAGCATTTGCGCGCTTACTTTTTCGGAAGTTTTGACAATATCGTCAAAGCTCTTTTCCTCTTTCTGCCCTTCCTCCCCGTCTTCGTTGACGACGGGGAGGGATCCCCCTTCTTCCTTGTGCTTGTCGGCCATCTCTTTGAATTTTTTAAATAGCAGACTTCCCGTGGTGTAAACGACATCGTCCCAAGGTTCGGGGGTGTCTTCGGGGGACGGCGCCGTCCCATCCGAGTCCGAATTGACGGAAGTTGTCGGGCGGTTCATCGTGGCCGTAGCGTCGGCAATACTAACGACGGTACCGATAGGGAGAATGCGTCCGATCGAATAAATCTTTCCCGTCAGCTTCTTTTTCTTTTCGGCTCCGGCAAACCCCAAGGAAATTACGACCTCGGAGCTATCGTCGATCTTCTCAAAAATCTCCCCATCCGGGTCGTTCAAGACGAACTGTGCGTTAGAAAATAACCAAGTTGACAGTACGATTTTGCACGTCGGATAGTCGAGGAAATCTCCGTTGACATTGGAAAAAGTATCTTTGCCGATCTTGACTTCGATTAAGGTTTTGTATCGCGGCCCCGGAGGCCCTTCGTATTCGGGTTCGACATCTTCCTCTTCTCCGTCTTCCGATTCTTCCTGCATTTCTTCGACGGCATCCGTTTCGCCTTCTTTTTCGCCCTCCTCTTTTTCTTCCTCTTCCTCTTCTGCCTCGATCGGTTTGGTTTCTTCCTCTGCCACGTACTCCTCCTAGCCTAAATGAAGGACTTCACCCGCACGATCGCTGGTGAAGTCGGATTCTTCTGGCAATTGCAGCAACTCCAATTCGTGGTATTTTGCCGCATTCTTGTACCCTTTGTACTTGACCCGAAATAGCTGGCCGCCGTAGACGTTGTGTTCCGCAATTCTCGTTTCCGGAGTGACGTCGGAACTCCGGAAGTCGAGATCCGTAACGTATGCCGTCAAATCTGTCGAAGACTCGATGCCTCCGAGGATCGCGACGCCTATTTCTTTTCGGGGAGAAATGAATCCTCGGATCGATCGCCCTCGAACTTCGTAGTCGTCGCGAAATCCCAATCGGCGATCGCCGGACTTTGTCTCGCGACGTTGATAAATCCGAATGTCGTGGTTCATCTCTTTTGCGAGTTCGAGAAAGTCTTCCGAGGAAATCAAATCACTCATTTTTCATGGATTGATTGAAAACTTCGGCCATGTACTTGGCCTGCTCCGGGTCGATCCCGGGCAACCCCTTTGGTGTAAAGAGGACGGAACTGTTCCCCTGGTATCGCGTCAAAATCGTCGCGCCCATCAGTACGGCAAAATTGAAAATCTCGAAAAGGTGGGCGGGCGTAAATTTTTCTGTCGCGGAGGCATCCTGAAGGACGGGCATGATCCCGTAACAAAAAGTAAGAACCGAAACCCATAAGGTTTTAGATTTAAAAATTGACTTTTCTTTTACCATAAGAATTTTCTCCGATCGGTTTTGAGCCGACTCAAGATTTCGTCGATCCGCTTGAATTCGCCAAAAGGCTTGCCGCTATCGGGGTCTTTCCCGAGCTGGAAAGATTTGGAAATTCCGGGGACGGACAGCGAAGTGACGGGACGGGCGATCGCGTCCAAAGAATCGGTAGAGCCACTCGTCCCGTCTTTCTCCAAAACTTCGAGCAACAGCCTGTACGCGGCCAATTTAAAACGGGTGGGTAGCGGATCTAGTCCTGCGGAATAGGAGATCCGGACGCGATCGCCGGGACAGCCCCCGAGTCCGACGATATTGCCGCGAAGCCAATAGCCGGAAGTGACTATTTCGGTTGGAGACTGCTCCGCATTGTTCGTCTCGATCCCGTAAAGTATTTCTACTTGTCGTACTGAGGCGACGGGGAAGCCAGACAGGACGACGACCCCTTTCGGATCGACTCGGTATTCTTCTACGTAATCCGTTAGAGGCGCGTGGTATCCCAGCCAAGTATCGATGCGTTCTTCGATATCCTCCAGCAAAAGCCCGAGTACGCCTGCGTCGGGGAGGGTACTTTCTTCGTACCTCCCCGACGAGAGCAGGCGATCTCGGGCTTCTTCTGGGGTTAGGTAAGGCATAACAAATCAGATCATCCTGAGTTCTCTGGGAAAGAAGCCAAGCCGGATGAGGAACTCTTCTTCGGCGATCGCCGCGTAAGGCTCTTTCGCGACGAGAATTCCGTACAAGTTTCGATCGGCGCTTTCCGCAATTTTGTGGGAAACGACCTCAATTGACTGAAACTCTCCGATCTCTTCTACCTTGGCGAGAGGGTCGGAGAAATCGACAGAAAATAGGAACTTCCGAATGTCGTCCCGGGAAGGGTCAACCGCCTTCCCGTCTTCGGGGGGCGACGGGCATCCAGAAAACAAGAGCAGCTTTCCGGAAAACCCCTTCTTGGAAATTAACTGAGCTGAAAGAAGGAGCGAGTTCCCCCCTTCGGGGATACACCGCGCAAAAGTCAGGAGTTTCGCTTCCGACGGAACAACCGCCTGTCCGGCCTCGTAGGAGAAAGCTTCCGCCTTCCTCCGAACCGTCGCGGCGATTAATTTGGGTTTCGTTTCGATCAAGGACTGAGCGATCGCCCCGAGGGACTGGCTGACGTGAGACGTAATGAGTGGCATCACTCCTCCTCTCCTAAGAATTTTTTCAAGTTTCGGATTTGTGCGGGTTTCAGCACGGACTCGACCGATTCCCAGGTTAGCGGCCTTGGGAGGTCGGCGATCGCTTCCGCCGTTTCCCGACCGATTCCCCGAACATTCTCAATGATCTCCTCTGCGGGAGACCGTTCTAGATACTCCAACAAAAGAGACTTCCACGTCTCCTCGCCGGATCCTTCTTGCATGGGGGAAGGTGGAGGTGACGAACCGAGAGGAGGATCCGGCGATCGCCCTCCTTCCTTTTTGACGGAGCGGGGTATCCCCGGAGGGGGTGACGGGAGGCCGCCGACAATTTCGACGAACCCATTTTCCGCCAGCCACGCGGCAACTTCGTCGGGCATCGTAACGATGGCGTTGGAGACCGGGCGAAAAACCCTCCCGACTCCCGGAACTTGGATTTGGTTGGCAGCCCACTTGGGCGTCGATCGGACGAGAGACATTTACTTAAATTGAAGCGACGGTTAGCGGCGGAACTTTAACTCTCAATTTCCAAATCCCCTGTCCTCTGTTTTTGGCATATAGCGTGCCATACATCAGGCCGATACGGGTTTCGACCATCAAGTCGCCCATTCCGGTGTATCGCGTGATGTCGAAAATCTGCGGGTCGAAATCCGACGGGGAAGGGCTGTTGGGATTGGATACGTTCGCCCCTTTCGGAATAACCCCTTTCCAGCACAGCGAATTAATGTCGAGCAGCCAGTAGTCAATATAGTCGGGGTCGGCGTCGGTCGCCCCTTTCTCGTCCCGAAGGAAGGGGGAGTCCACGATAGGCATCAGCCCGCGATGTGTGACGATCGACGGAACCGACAGCCCCGGAGAAACGCGATCGAGGTTGTGGTATTCCAGCTTCATGTCTGTCTCGTCTTCGAGAAGCTGGACGCCCAACGCTGTCGTGAAGATGTGCGTGACCGATCTCAGGATCGTTTCGTCGGATATTGACAGGCGGACGATCCCTCGCAACTTCTTGACTACCGAGTCACCTGCCGTAATATCCGCCTCGAACAAATGGGTGGGATCCATTTGCTGCTCCAGTCCGTTAAATTCGAGGGGGTTTGTCGTGGCATTGCCCCGAAATAAAGCGCGCTCGACATTCTTGACCATCGAGCTGATCAGCTTCATCGTGCGATCGGAGAGCTGATTTCCGTAGGGCTTGCCCTGCTGCCTCCACATACTTTCGGTATAATGCCCGGTCTGGATGATTCCTCCGATCGCTTTATTGAGTTGACCCGGATCGCTTAAATCGTGCGACGCCGGATTTGCGACGTCGTTGACGGGAGGGTTCATGTTGTTCTTGCTCATGAAGCCGGACTCGGGATCCTGTCCCTCGATAGCCTCTCTGTTCAGATCCGCTTCCGCCAACTCCTTCCGGATCATCTTCCACAGCCGGACGTCCTGACTGTTTCTGATATAGTGTCCGATCGTTGACATGAAGTCGTCCCGATGGGTCAGAAAAGATCCGTCGAGTCGAGTTGCGGCTGCTTGTAAGTCGTAAGAGCGCTGGAATCCGAACGAATCCAGCCTTTGCGCCATTTGTGGCGAGGCAAAAGAAATACCCATAGTTCTTAGTTGGCGAAGGATTCTAGTTGGGCGACGAGCTGGCGACGGTTGTCGATCAACGAAATGATTTCTGGAGAGCCGGACATATTGGGATCTCGCTGCATTACCTCAATCTGTCCGTTTAACTTGCTCAATTGCAGTTGGATTTCCATTTTCCGATCGCCAGCCGTTGCCGAAGGCGGACTCGACGCGGCAAGTGGAATGCTGTAGCCCGCTCGCCGAGGACCGGGAAGATTCGCCAGTTTTGCGTCAACGACTTCGGCGATCGATGCCAGCAAATCCTCTCTTTCTTTCTGCTTGGCTTCTTCTTGCGCGGCAGCCTGGATCGAACTCTGACTTTGCTCCCGTTCGTACTGGATATCCGAGACTTGCGTACTCAGGTCTCGGACGGCTTCCTGCAACGCTTCCAGTTCCTGGGCGAAGATCGTCTGAACTTCCTTGACTGAGCTTGCGATCACTTGTATTTGCTGTGAAATTGCTTCGTTACTCATGGTGTCCTCTTCTGGGTCGAAGGTTTTGTTTAAAGGCAGGTCTTCCGAGTCCGGCGAATCTTCCGCCCGCGCCGCGATCGGCTGCTCGAAATCCCCCAAAGAAGATTTCGAGATCGCGCGAATAATCCGCGTCCGCTTGAAAGTCGCTTTATCCGAAAACAAGATGTTTGCACCCAAGATCTGCAGGCGATCTACCTGCCAGACTTTCGTTCCGCCCCACTCGGCGACATGTCCGTCGGCTGTCGCATTGACGGACATGCCGAGACGCTGTGTCTCCTGGCCGATCGCCTGAATCTTGTCCGGCTGGTTGTAATCCCAAAGGACTCCCTGGACGACGAGGTCGTCTCCTTCGAGGTAGGCGCTGGTCATGGCGCCGACAATATCTCGGTTGGAATGGCGGGCGAAGGTGTCGTGCGCGTCCAAGGGTTTTGGTTTCCCGGGGGTGATGTCCGCGATCGCCGCCAGGGCGACCTCTTTCGGAATCAACAGGGGCAAGCCGGGCCCCACTTCCGGAATTGCCTCGCTGGGCCGATCGACCTGGAAGAGGATTCCGTCGATCGGCCTTTCGTTGGCGGCCTTCTTGGCGGTCGGCATCGCTCGCGCGGCAATTTCAATATTGAAAACTTCGCGAACCTCGCCTTCGGCTTCCGCGAGATCTCTTGCCATCAAGGTTTCGGTCTCGACATCCGAAGTACTTTCGGACTCCGTTTCCCCTTCGGCCTTGGATATTGAAGGATCGCCGAAGTCTTCTTTTTCTCCCTCTCCCGAACTCGCATAAATATCCGCATTTGAGCGGGTGTCTGGTTTTTCCTTACAAAGCAAAAAAGCGGCGTCCGTTATCTCCTTCAGCAGTCGGCTGAGCCGTTCTTCGGGAGGCTCGAATTCGGCTTCACCCTCTTGTTCGTATTTGAATACCCTAGGATAAGTACGCAACAAAAGAGCGAAAATGTCGGCGAGCCTGTTGACTTTTGCAGCCCACGCCGTACATTCGAGTTGCGCGCCGACATCAATACCTTTTCGCCCGGAAGCGGCAATCTCTCCTTCCATATTGTGAAGGTCGTATTGAGATTGCGGGTCGATTAAAGTTTTTGGTAGATCTTCTATTTCGAGGTTTCCCGTACTCGCCAGCAGCTCAGTAAGCGACGACCAAATTTCCTTGAGTCGCGAAACATTTTTCTGGCTGAGGGTTTTGCCGATGGCTTCGATGAATTGATCGGACATAACTCGCTCCAAACAAAAAAGCGCGGGGACTGCAACGTCCCCGCGCTTTACGGTTTTGTAATACTATTTTGTGAAGAGCGATCGCTCTCGGCTCGAATAGCGATCGCTCAGATTTTAGGATAGCACGATAGCTCGACAAAATGGCCAACCCCTCAACCCCTTTCTGGGAGCGATTAAATCGACGTCCTCCCTTCAAGCTTCCCCGCTACCGAGAGGCGGAATTGCGATCGTATCGAGATCCCCTTCCACTTTTTTTGAAGAAAAATAAATTTCCCGGCGATCGCTACAAACGATTTTTGCTTTACAACCGCACGACAATTTGGGATCTCCATTCCGGACAGACAGTACAAGTCCCCAAAATTAAGTCTACTTAAAAATCTCAAATACCATACGAAGGAGGGCGACAATTCGATCCTGGGCGCTCGCCATTAGTGTCAGGAACAGGAGGGCCAACCCGATCGCCTTTTTGGGATTTTTTTTGATCAATACGATCGAGCGAATGGCTTGAGCCATCGCCCTGAATTCGTCTTCTCCAATTTGGTTATGCCGGAATTGAGCGGCGAGAGGGACGAGGTACTGTAAAACCTTCGTCGCTTCGGAATTTTCCTGGATGCGATCGATTCGTTCCTGAATTTTGACCTCCAGTCCTTTGAGGTGTCGTTCGACATTTTGCCCTCCGGCGAGGCGATCGCTTTCGTCGCGATTCTGTCTTGCTTCCAAGCTATACACCAGTCGGTGAACTTCCTGGTAGGCGGTTTGAATCGAGCCGATTTCCTGAGAGAAGCGATCGACCGCCATCTGGTGCCTCAAATGCAGTTGATCTAGCTTCGATTCCAGTATCCATATACTTTTTTCAATTCCCCGATCTTGTTGGATTTGCTTGAGGTTGACCGCCAAGGTGTCGGTGTCGGGGTCGAGGGCTTCATTTTTCGACAGAAACTGCAACCCGTGGGACTTCACCATCTGAACAAGTTCGGGACTCGATCCGCCAGAAAGGACGACAATTTCGATATCGACATCCTGGCGCGACTGGAAACATCCTTGAACGTTTTCAATGATTTCCTTTGGCGACTCCGGGGAAACTCCGAATAAGTCCAACAAAACGATGTGCTTCGTCTCCGGATATTTTTCGATATTGCGGATCAGTCGTTCCTTTGAAAGCGTCGGATATCGAAACACCCTAAACCCCGCCTCATTCAAAAGTATTTCGGCAACGTCGGCATCGCTGTCCGAATCTTCGATAAGGTGAATTACGGATTCAGTATTGGTCATTTTGTGGGAAGAATGCAGGTTTGCCCGTAAAACTGGCAGACCACTTCAGCGCAATCGCAAAGTTCGTCTATGTCCAGGGGTTTTCTGATATAGCTGGAGACTCGATGTAGGTAAGCCATGTCGATATCGTTATAATACGCGCTTGAGGTAAAAATAACGATCGGCACTTTGGCGAGGACGTAAGGGGCTTCTCGGGGAAGCAGTTCTAAGAACTCAAGTCCGGAAATGCCGATTAAATTTAAATCGAGAAAGATCAAGTCAGGATAGTCCGCGACTCTCCTTTGCTTGAGCGAGTCGAGGGCGAACCTCGCACTTTCCTCCCACTCGACATCCGCCTTTCCTTCAAAGGCAATTTTGAAGAATTCATAGTCGTCCTCCGAGTCTTCTATGTAAAGAATTTTGAGCATAAAGAGACTCTCAAGTAACTAGCGATCGAATCTGCGTTTCCTCGGAGGAATCGGGATGTTTGTCATACCTCCCTCCCCTTTCCTTCTGGGAGATGCAGGTGAAAAATGGTCCCCCCCGAAGGGTTCTCCGAAGCCCACACCTTACCTCGGTGTTTTTCGATGACGGCTTTGACGACGGCAAGCCCTATCCCCGTCCCAGAATAGGAGGAAGAATGCATTTTTTTGAACGGGGAAAAGATAGCTTCCGCCGCTTCCTCGAAGGTTTTGCTGCCGTCCAAGGGGGCGATGCCGATACCGTTGTCGATCCACCGGAAGTACCACGCGCGCTCCCCGTCGAGAAGCCTTTCTTCGCATTCGATTCGTATTTCGGGGTCTAGATCCGGCCTTTGGAATTTAATCGCATTGCTTAACAGGTTTTGGAATACCGACTCGATTTGAGTGCGATCGCCCCACAGCGTCGGCAGGGTTTGCCTGCAAAAGATTGTGGCTCTATTTTCGGTAATGCGATCGGCGAGGACGGCTTTTACGGAGTTTAAAATTTCGTTCAGATCGAGAAGTTCGATGTCGGACTCGACCCGGTTGATTCTCGAAAAAGCCAGGAGATCCTCGATCAACCGACGTTCCCGCTCCAGGGATGCTTGGATTTTTTCGGTGTGACTCGAAAGTACGGGGTCGGCCTCCGGCGTCAGCGAGTATTGCTTTTGAAGGTGACGTAGAAATAGCTTGTGGTAATTCGATACGGTTCGCAAGGGAGCCTGCAAGTCGTGAGACGTGAAATGCAAGAATGCCTCCATTTCTTGACTCGCTTTCTCTAGGGCGAGCTGGGCGATCGTCAAGTCCGTCACGTCGAAAGCGACTCCCAAGACGGATTCTTCGTTTTCCGATCGCGTAAAGTAATGGCGATAAAACTGACCGTTCAAGTTGAAGGTCTTTTTGAGGGGATCTCCCGCCCTAGCCGCTTCGATCGCCTCGCCAACCTCAAAGCAGTTGAGATTGGCGTAAACCTCAATCACGTTTTGCCCGACGATTTGAGAAGGGATTCCCCGGATATTCCTTCCTTCGCAAAGGGCGAATCGATTCTCTTTGTCGATCGCGAAAATGAATACGGGTAAAGAGCTTACGAGTAGTTTCGCCCGTTCTTCGGCCTGCCTGTAGCTCGTCACGTCAACGATGTAGCCGTCGATCTCAATTTCCGCTTCGTGCGCTCTGGCGACACGAACGAAGTTATAAACCCATTTTATTTGCCTGTTCGCATCGACAACTCGGTAAAAAATATCGTCATTTCCCGTCGTCCCGGAAACGATCGCCTCGCAAACCGCGAGGAAAGTATCTCGGTCTTGGGGGTGAATAAAGTCCAAGAAATTCTTTCCGGACATCGCGCTCGAAGAGCTGCGAAAAAACTGCTCTGAATTTTGAACGTAGCCGATCGTGAAATCTTGAGATTTATTCCACTTCAATCTCAAAACTCCAACCAAGCCGTCTTCCAGTAAAAGCTGCTCTCGCTGCAGATCTACCTTGAGTTGTTGCTCGCGCAAGCGCAATTGTTCGTAAAGCTTGTGCTGCTGTACCGCAATTTGAAGCTGGCGACAAACTTCCCTAACTAAAACGATCGCCCTTTCGTCCCAATAGAACGGCTCTTGTTGGTGGCACGCCATCAGCCCCCACAACTTGTCTTCCTCCATGATCGGCACCGTGAGACTGGACTTGGCGTTGAGTCCGAGCAGCATTTCTTTGTAGCAACTTTGCGTATTCCGAACGTCGCTGCATACGGCAAAGCCTTTCCGAATATATTCTTTGGCAACCTTGTTAAAACAAGGGTCTTCCAAATCCCTCCCGCGAATCGAGCCAATTTTGTCGTCGATCGATTCCGAACATACCCATCCCTCCGAATAACTGGAGTTGAACTGATAGATCACTACGCGACTGCAGCTCAACTCCTTGCGAACCTCTTCGCAGGCAAGCTGCAGCGTTTCTTCTATCTCTAAAGACGTTCGGATGCGATTTAAAATAATTTGGATTGTTTTTTGCTGGGAATAGGCATTCTTAAGCTCCCGCTCGACAACTTTTTGATCGGAAATATCGAGTCCTACCGCAATGATCTTGTTGCCGCGATCGTACTTCCGGAAGAAGAAAATATAATCGACTTTTGACTTGCCATCGTTCATCGGAAAGGAAACGTCGTAAACAATTTCCTGGCGAGGCGAGTCTCGAAACTGCTGAATTTGTTCCGAGATATCAAATAACTCGGAGAACTGAGTTCCCCACTCTTCCGAAAAAGAGGCGAGGTATTCGTTATTTAATTGTCGAACGCCCTCGTTTTTGCTCCACAGAACAAATACGGCGGGAACCGTATCTAGCCCCGCCCTAATGTCTTCGACGTGACGAAAATGCCACCAGTGCCAGTAGTCGATCGCGTCTATCAACCGAAAGACGGTGGGAAACCATCGCCTGAATCTCGAATTATGTAAATTAGACTTCAGTCGAAACATCTCGCACCCTTTCTGCGATCGTAATTATTCTATTTGGATAAAAAATGAACCCAGAAATCTCCGTCATCCATGCACGTTCTTCGGATTAGATCGTACGAATAATTGAGAGATTCCCCAGTGAGATCCGTGCGGTATCCCGAATCGAAATACTCGCCATACGGATCGTTGACGACGAAGGATTGGAGGACGTCGTCATACCCCTTGATGGCAATAATATGGCCGAAGCTCGTAAAGTAGCCGTGGACGACGACGGGGTTTCCATTTGCCAGCCAGGTTTTTACTTCTTGGAGGGTGGCCTTCACCGTAAAGCGATCGTCGATGCCGTAACGCTCGGCAAGCCACTTGAGATCTTGGGGCGAATGCCGCGATCGCCCGCAATCGAGCATCACGTTATAAAGTTCGTCTTCGAGCTGAGAAAATCTCGAATAATTCGGGTCTCTCTCGACCCCAAAGTAGCGGAAGCACATCGCCATGCTCGTGACGTTGCACGAACCCGTCGGATTTTCGTAATTGTCGAGCTGAGACAAATAAGGGAGATCCAGGCAAACCTTACTCGGAACCTCTTCCGGCCAAACCTTTTTGCCTCCGTCGAAGATCTGACAATGTTCGGCAAAAACGAACCAATCGAGATTTTTCCATCGGACACGAATGTGCTTTCGCTCGGGAGGAAGGGAGTACTCGGAGATTTCCACCTTTTCCTCAATTCTTACCGTCTCCCCGGGAATCGACACGCTCGATAACGGCCTTTTCTTGAAGAGACAGTGAGATTTCGGCAGGGGTTCGACAAAGATACCCATCGATTACGCGCCTCCTTTTTCTACCATTCGCTTCAACTCTTCCATCGTTTTGGCTTTGTCGATCGCCTCCTCGATCGCCTTGACTCTACGTTCCAGTGCGGTGATTTGTGCCAGTGCTTTTTGAGCGCTAGACATCGCCGCTTCTTGATTTTTCTTGCCGTCGGCGACAAGATGGCTGGTCGCCGAGATCAACTCTGTAATTTTTTGTTCTAGTGCCATGGTGGCGCAGCATCCTTTAGTTATCGATGGCGGAACCCGTGATTTCGTAAATCAACGTCCGCAGATCCGAAATCTCTTGACTCATCTGGGCGATCGTGGACTGCATCTCCAAAATGGTAGTTGCCGTCCCTACTTGGCTCTCCTGCAAGGAGAGGTATCTTTTTTCCTGAAGGAGGCGATCGCCCTCCTCCCCCGCGAGGATGTTATTTTCAGAAATCATCTGGGGGAGGGAGGGGAGCCTCTCGTTCGAGGTATAGACGTTCAAGTTCTGTCCGGAGATCAACGCAGACAGCTCGATCGCCCCTCCCTGGATCCGAAAGGATTGCAGCCGACGGATCCTCCAAGCGTGGAGGATTAAGGTTTGTTCTACTGTTAAATCCGTATTGAGAGTATCTGGAAAGTCCTCCGGATACAGATCTAGATTCTGATCGGGCATCTCGACCTCCTAGTGCTTGATATAAATTGAAGGGGAAACGGTCTTGGGTTCGGTATTTTGATTCGAGAGAATGAAGCCGTTGATATACTTTTGCGCAATCTTGACTCCAGGGGCGCTAGCGAGCAGATCTACGTAGTAATTTTGAGGATCGACCTCTACTTCCGTCTGGGCTTTTGCTTGGGCGATCGTGTCGCCGACATTCAAAAATGCTGCAGAGGAAAGCGTCAGGACGTTGGACAGCCTGTCGTTTTCGACCACCTCTACCTCGATCGAAAACGATGGCGACGTAACGATCGCCATCCCTACCTCAAAACTCAAAGTCGAAGAAATTCTGACTTTGTCGTCCGGTAAAATGTCGAGAATCGGCTGGGCGTCGCTGGCGATAAAGGGCAGGCGAACGCTCGCATACCCGGGGATCAAGAGATCGACGTCCGGATCGGTCGCGGCAGCCGGAATCGTTATCGGATTCAGGAGCAGCATCGAGGACTGAACCGACATCAGCTCGAACGAGATAATGTCGGGAATGAATAGGTTTTTGACGTCTTCCAAGGCAACTTCGCCGATCGCGATTTGCCCGTCACTCATCAATCGAGTCGTCGTGAAGCAGGAAGACAGGCAGCGCACCCCTTCCGAATCAAAGATTACCGAATCCTGGCTGGGACGGAACCCCTGGATTGCCCCTTTTGCCACGAGTGTTTCGTTCAGGTACAGGGCGATCGTTTGCGCTTCCGACGATACTTGAACGAAAAAACGGAGATCCTTTTTCGGCAAGATCTCCGGACACTCGATCGTCAAAGATCCGGCCTTTACTTTTAAGTAATCGCCCTCAATGTAAGCGTGAAGATTGCCAAATTTGGCAATATTGCCGTCGCCCCTCCAATACTTGAGGTGACAAAACAGTCCAAAAGTATTGAGGCCGGAAATCGGGTTGCGGTTGTAGCGAAGGACCGTCGGCGATCGCGTCTCCGGAGTGACGTGCTGGTAAATCAAGGAAGACCGGAAAGGCTTGTTCTCAACTTGCGCGCCTCGCCAGTGGAGCGTCACTGCATTCTCGATATACAGTTCCAAGTACAGTCCCGAATCGGCTTCCGACACCTCGGCCTGGAATTCGACAATCCGATTTTTGTCCAGGTAGTCGTTCAATTCGTTCAACTGAACGGAACCGAGAACCCGCTCTCCCGCAACCAAGCGTAGAGCGTCCGCCACACCGAACATCCCATTCTTCAAGCTAAGGGAGGCATAAATCGTATAAACCCCTGCCGTAAGATCTATCTCTTGCCGGATCGACTGCTGCGCTCTTTCTTCTGGGGTCGAAGGCGGATAGCTCGGAGAAAGGGCGGCAATGCGATCGCCCTCCCTCCGGGAAGTGCTGTCGTTGCTGAGGTTGGCGCGGACGATAATATTGCTCCCCTTGTACCAATTGGGGCGCTCCAGTCCGATATTCCAAGGTAAGAAATTTTTTGATTCCGGCTCGATCAGTACCGAGCCGTCGTCGTAGACGGCAGGCTCTCCGGAACGGACTGGAAGAAATGACGTGTCCGCCCCAACCTCCAACTCCATGAAAATTGCCGACGGACGAGAAAACGTCGGGTTGTAATCCCCGATCAGACTGAGAGATCCTCCAGCGATCGCGAAATTAATTGACTCTTGAATGTCGCTCATGATCACACCAATTTAAAGATATCAATAGCCGTACCGAGATCCGTATCGAGCTTCGCCGTCTGCCCCCCAACGTTATTGTGCGTGGCGATCGCCACGCGCACTGCATTTTCCTTCTTAACCGCAAAGATCAGCACGCTCTGAAAGGGATGGTCGTGCGCCATCGAGGGAGTACGGAAACCCAAGACGTTGCCGCCGAAAGCGAGGGCGACATTGAGCGATCGCTCGTGAACGTTTTGCCTTGAAAATGTCGCCAAGGTTTGGCCGAGCATCGGCAGTGCGACTCCGGGTGCTGCCTGGATCTGCGCCTCGTCCCAAGTAACGGGTCCCGGGTAGTTCGCACCGAAGAAATGAATCGGCCCGTAGAGCGAGTGGTCGGGGTAGGGAATATTTTCCGACAGACGAGGAAGGTAGCGGGCGATCGGGGAATACCGATAAGTTGAATCCCCTCGATAGACGAGATTGCCACCCCCTTGGGTATGGACGAACAGGATCGGATCGGAAATAATTTCCGCACCGTTCAAAAAATCGGGTTCCTCTCTCCCGATTCCTTCATACCTTGGATACTTCAACAGAAATTGCCAGAGGTCTTCCGGCTTGGGTGGGTAATAGACTAAGCATCGATAGGTATGGTTCGGTACCAGCCCCCTCGCCACGGGGGCGTCGATTCGATGCCGACCGTCGGTCTGGATCCCCTCGATGAAAGCGATATTTCCTCCGATCTCGGAAGGCGCAAAAATAACACCAAAACTATTCGCAGTTAATTCTATTTTTTTGTAAATATAGTGAATTGCAGACCGATCCCAAGACCAGACGACGATGTAGTCTTCGTCGCCAGCCGGATCTTCGTATTCTAGGACGTCGTTTTTGCTTGCATCTCTAATATTGTCGGAATGGATTTCTTGAAGGTGAAACCATACTTTTTCGACCGACTTGAATGCAGTGGAAAATCCGGATCCGGCAGGATAGTTGATGCAAGGCGCGAAGTAACACGGATCTCCCGGGCGGATCGTCGAATACTCGCCGCCGATCCAGGAAAGGACGCCGTGACTCCCGCCAATACGGGCGAACCGACCGAGCTTCGATTGCTCCACTCCATCGATCGAGTAAATTCGATGCATTTCCGATCGATCGCTGAACCTCGTCCCGACAGGAGAGTTAGGTTTGACCTCGATCGCGACGATCGGGCGATCGTTCCCATCGTTGGTGGCGATCGTCTTGAAACAAGAACGGCGATCCGAAATCGCCTGGTTGGAAAACGAGGTCCTCTGGCCGTTGGCCAGTACCCCGGCTCCGTTCGGGGAAATGGCCGTTTCCCCCTCCGCCCCTTGGTGCTGAGAAATCGCTCCGGGGATCAGATTCTTGACCGAAAGCAAGTAATCCCCCGCCAAATTCATGCCCGTGGCAAGTTCGATCCAGCGTCGGCGGACGATGAGGTTCGTATTGTCATCCGTCAGCTCGATCGACGGGAGGATGCTGATTCCGTCGTCGGGGATGTAGCCGCCAGTAGAATGATTTTTCGATCGCCGAACCTTGCAAATCCCCAAAAATTCTAAGTAGTCGGGGAAAATGCGATAGGTCTTTTCGAGGAAGTGCGGGTCGAAAGCGTATATCTGAGAATCGGCGATCGCGAACCCTTCTTTTTCTTTGTTGGCGATCGTCAGGTGATAGGCGTCTTCGACGTCTTCGGGGTGCTGCGCCCTCAACAAAGCCTTGACACTTTCCTTGGTGGGAAAGTGGGGGGATAGCAATACGATCAGAAAGACCCTAAGTCTCCGGGCATTTTCACTCGTCCGTTGCTCGACCTCCACCGATCCGTCGGGGCGATCGACGTTGTAGTAAAAAGTCAAGTCGCCGAGGTTGGGATCTTGTTCCGCCCCTACTTCTGCGACGACGGCCACGAGGGAGAGGAAGTCCTCTCGAACGACCGAGGCAACCGCATCGGGAAGCAAGGGAATCTGGACGGAAGTATCGATCGCCACTTCCCTTGCGGGGTAAATCGGGAAAATGGCTCGTCCGTTGAGGGATACCAGTCCTTCGTCTTCGAGCAGTCCGGGGCTTTGAATCCAGGCGGCGGGCGGACGAGATTGCTGTAGGTTGCGCAGCGCGATCAGTAGGTCTAGTTGCAGCTCTTCTGCGAGAAGGGCGCGCACGTCGTCTGGCGATTGCGCCGGAATAGGAAAAACCCCTAGGTCGTTGTCCGAAAGGTTTAAAGCGTCGTCGGGCATAAGTTTAAATCCAAAGACAAAACCCCGGCTCGCAAAATAACGAGCCGGGGTAGGGCAATAAAATGAGTCATTGATTAGGGGTCGAGAGAGATGTTACCATCTCCCCCTCCCATTCAAAACCGTGCATGAGACTTTCACCTCACACGGCTCCTAGTCCATTTGTCCCATTGTTATGGGTACGGCTTTGACTACCATCTAGGGCAGTCTTTTGGTCGTGACAGTGACGGTGCAACAATTGGAGATTCTTGTAATCATCCTTTCCGCCGAGGCTTTGAGGAGTGATGTGGTCGATTTCCAATAAGTCTGTACTTGTAAAATACTGACCACAATGGTTGCACTTTCCTTTCTGCTTTTTCAGCAGTTTTGCTACTCGCTGCGGGGTTCCAATAGCGGTTCCCCTTCTAGTTGCCCAGTACGTCCAATTTCCGTCATACGGTGATGCTTCAGGTTTGACCAGCTTGTGTCTGATTATTTGTGTCCAGTTATGTTTGTGGAGTGTTAGTCCATCTTTTGTCTGGAATAGCCATGTTTCGTGTCTTTCCTGACCGTTCCCAATTTTTACTGTTCCTGGTCGGAAATAATTACTGAATTGGTCGTAACCTACCTTTCCACATCTCGATACTACCCATGCCCTAAGTTGTAACCAGATGGTATTATCCAGTTTTCCGAAAATCTCTTTTGAGACTACCCCTGAGTAATAATTCGACCATCCTCTGATGACAGGGTTTAAGTCTCTTATCAGGGCGGCTTGAGGTGATGTTCTGTGTTTCTTTATCACCTCTTTAACCTTTTCGGTGTGGGCTTTGATTGCCTTTTTACTCGGTTTCATGTGGGTGACGAATCCTAGTGATTTACTGGCTGCGCCACCGCTCTTTCCGGATACGTGTTTTCCGGCTGGGAATTGCCTAATATTGAACCCCAAAAAGTCGAAACCAGGTGGGACTATTTCGCCGTTTACTTCAATTTCTTGAAGGGTGTGACAAATTCTTGTCTTTTCTGGTTTGAGTTGGAGTCCGATGGGCTTTAACCATTCGGATAGGGCAATCTGGCACTGTTCAATGATTTCGCGTTCCGGTGAGATGACCACGAAATCATCAGCATATCTGACGACAGTTGCTTTAATCTTCTGCCCCTTTTTGTTAGGGAAGATTTGATTGATGTACCTCACCATTCCATCCAGTGCAATGTTGGCGAGGAGTGGACTAATTACCCCTCCTTGGGGTGTCCCTGTTTTCGTATCGTCAAATACACCATTATCCATGACCCCGGCTTTTAACCATTGTTTGATATTATGCCTGATGGTCGTTGGACAACGAAGTTTGGATAGTAGGTAGTCATGGTCAATTTGGTCGAAGCACTTAGCAATGTCAGCATCGAGAACGTAATAATTCCCATTGTTGATGCTTAAGAAGATTCTTGCTATGGCATCGTGAGTTGAGCGTCCGGGTCGGAACCCATAGCTTGTTCCCTCAAATAATGGTTCCCAAAAGGGTTCCAATGCCATCTTGACCAAGGCTTGCTTGGCTCTATCTCGGATTGTGGGGATACCAAGGGGGCGTTTTTCCTCCCGCCCAGGTTTTGGTATCCATACTCTCCGAAGGGGTTTGGCTTTGAAGTTTCCTTTGATTTCCTCAGCTAGTTCTAACCTTTGTTTCAGGGATATTGATTTTACCCCGTCTACTCCGGCTGTTTTCTTACCTTGGTTATCTTGGGTTACGCGCCTAACCGCAAGGAGCCTTGCATAGTATGACTTTAAAAGGAGTTTTTGCAACCTTCTAGCTTTTGCAACAGTCCCCGATTGAGCCGCTTGATAGATGCGCTTTTGCAACTTGAAAACTTGTCGTTGGACTTTCGCCCAGTTGACAGTTTTCCATACATTCTTAGTGTCATTGGGTTTTGGTTTTCCAAAGCCTTTTGATGTTCTAGATTTCGTCATTAAATTGCTACTGGAGCCTCATATCTTACAACTGAACCGTGACCTGTCAGCGTATCCTGGACATTACATTCAGGCATTGGCTTCTGGTCACATCTCACCCCCATATGGCATACGCTTACACTTTTGGCTATTGCCGTCACTACTTGCTTAATCGACCATTTAACAAGAGCCATTATGGGGTTACTTCGTTCCATCCATAGGGGTATTCCATCCTTAGATTCGTCCTCTCCCCCGGTGTACTTTGAAGGTCTGTATGGGTATGGCAACAAGCATCCCATCTTTCCACTTGCTCATTCGAGCAGCATCCTTTCAACCTGGTTTGGATACCCGATTGTATCGAGGGTTCATGTCAGACGTTCACCTTTCGGTTAATCATAGATGGTTGGCAGTGGTCAGTTATTGGTGGCAGGTTCCACCTCATGCCTTCCGTTCCCCGCTTCAATCCTGGGGTTGTGAGTCCCAAAACTGGGGGTGGCTATCGCCTCCTCTCTCGGGGATTGTTAAGAATTGTTAAGATTCTCCAACTTTCCCTTTGACCTTGAGAGTTCCGACCTCATTTGGTATCTTGTGATACCAAACTTTGGAACCTATGGATAGTTATAAGGCTGGTCAGGGGGTGTGTCCCTTATATTCATCCAAGGGGATGAAAGCCCTACCGGGAGGTTATTTCGGGCATTTCAGCCCTATTTGATTCCCGAACGAATCGCACTATTGACTCCAATCGTACCACAGGGGCTTCCTTTTCCGGCGCGATCGCGATCGTCCCGCACCCATCCAACTTACAAGGAAGATCGCTTCAATTTGAACCGCCCCCCTAAAGACAAAAGCCCCCATATCGATTGATATGGGGGCTTTTGTCAGTACCCGACCTAAGCTTAATGGCCGCTACTCCTTCGGGAATATTATTCCCTTGCTGTCGAACCACTCGCAGGGAATGACAATCTCCAAGTGATGAAGGTTGTCCCACAAAAGGGGATGGAGATGGTTGGCAGTAAAAATAGCTTCTTCGGCACGTTTTAACGTCGTCCGAACGTGCTTCAAACACGCAATCCCGGCGAAACACTCTTGTTCGTCGGGAAGATCCAGCGTGTAAATGTCGCCGTAAGGCCACGGGACCCACCCCGGCAGGGTAAAGAACACGACCCTCCCCTTACGGTTCTCGATCATGTCTTTGAGATTGCCCTTTTCACCTCGAAGGGCCTTGTACCTCCAATAGGAAACAATAGGTCCTTCCGGACACTCGGGCATATACAAAACATCGGGGGCTGATTTTATGCCCCCAAGATGCGATGCATGAATTACCTTCATTTGCTATGAATTGATTTTACTGCGAATATTACACTACGCCATATATTATTTCCATAACCTGTTTCGCACTTCAGATATGGAGTTGACTGAATCAAAGAGTATGTCAATAACCCCCGCCTGGATCGCAGATTTCAGGCGGGGTATCCACAAAGGAGATTTTGATGGATCCCACTACCCTTAGAATTGAAAGTCGGTTTATATCGATCGCCGAACTTTTGAGAACGGCTCGAAACCCCGGAAGCGAGGGGTGGAGCCGGGAGGCGAAAAGCCGATTTATCGAATCGATCGCCATTCGAGTCCCTATCGGTCAATTTTGGCTGTATTCTTCGGACAACTTGTTGGAAATATTCGACGGAAGGAAGCGCTGGGGGGCGATCGAGGAATTCGTCTCGAACCAGTTCGCACTGACGGGACTTGAATTTGACTTCCCCCTCAGCGACAAGCAAAGGTGGGAAGACCTCAAGCCCAAGATCCGTCGCCGCATTTTGGAGACCGAGGTTCCCGTCCATTTACTGCAAATTCCCGGCGACGGAAAACCCACCCCGGAATGTCTGGCGATCGCCAGAAGAATTCAATGCTGAAAAGCCACGGCCACCCGACTTTGGGTGGTTTTTTTATGCGCCGATCGCGGCATCCACCGTCTTGTCCACCGCGCCTTTCCCGAGGGCGAAAAACTTTTTCATGAAGTCGAGGGATTGCTTCTGGATCTTTTCTTCCGAAACGCCGTCTTCCCTAGCAGCCTTTTCTTCCTTCTGCCATTTTTGAAGGAACTCTTTCAGGTTCGCACTGGTATCCTTATCGAGTCCTTTGAAGAGCGAAGCGCCGATCGCCGGAATCAAGATTGCGGGGATCGACGTGGCGGGAGCGGCGCTCATCAGTCCGTTCTTAATCGCGGTTAACGCGAGCATCCCGCCACAAAAGCCACCGAAGGCCGCATGTCCGAGCAACTTCGCCTTCTTATTTTCTTCTTTGTTTTCCTTCGCTTTTTCTACATTCTTGGGGTGTTCCAGTGCTTTTTCAAAAGCGATAAATCCCAGGATCTGCTTCTCTAGAAAATTTCTAACTTTCTTCTTTTTATCTTCCGGCTTGTTGTTCGACTTCATGTATTCCGCAACATCTTTGTCCGCCTGCCGCGTTGCGCTGCCAGCCGAGCCGTAGTCGGACATCAAGCCAGCTCCGAAGGCCATCTTTAGCGAGGTTCCGGCGACGAACGGAGGAATCGCGGCAGCTTGAGCGACAGGGTTGTCTATCGCTCCAATCATTTCGCCGATCGCCAAATACAAATCTCCCGCACGGCTGCCGACCTCCAGAGCCAGATTTTTCAAGAATCTAGGGTCGGAAACGGCGTTCATTACCCCTCGCGCCGTGGCGGTAGCGAGGGGACCCGCATATTGAGACAGGTAACCGACATCTTCCGCGAGAGATCGGACGCCTTCCGCGATCGCTCCTGCCGCCTTAGAGACTTGGCTGGCGGTGTCGGCCACTTTGGAAGCAAACCGTCCCGAGCTATCCCGCATTACCTTCTTTCCATCGAGCCAGTCTGCGTCGTACTCCTTGAGTTCCGCCGCCTCGATCCTGCTGGAAGCGCAGCACAGTTGCAGACGTCTTAAATCGTGACGGAGGGAAACGGCTTTTATGGCAAAAACTGTATTCATCAAAATCTCCTTTATGGATACCCTACTTGAAATCCGTCTTGTCGTCAATCGCGGGTTGCCGACGCTTCCTTTTTCCTCTCGTCGAGCAATTTTTCAATTGCCTTGCGCTGGTCTTCGGCGATCGCCTGGGTTTGTTTCGACAGCCCTTCGGCCTCGCCTGCTCCTTTTGCGTAGCGATCGAGGCGAGCTTTTTTAACCTTGGATTTTATCTCGGGAAACATGATGTGCAATGCCGGAAGTCCCGTTATCAAGAAGAGGGGATTGCCAAATAGGATGCTGACCGCTACTCCCTCAACATAAGTGCGGGTTCCGAAGTTCATTACCTCCTTGCGGAACTTTGGATTGATGTCCTCTTCTTTTAAATTCCTCGGATCTTTCAACGCTTCGTGGAAGGCCGCGTACTGGCAAACGGCGAACTCTATCTTATCTTTTAGCTTCGTCTTTTTTGAGCGATCGCCGCCAGTGATGAGTGCGGCCTCGTGTAGCGACTGTAGTAGAGGACTCTTCTGTTCCCCGTATTCTTTTTCAAGCATAGTTTGCAAGGATGTGGCATATTCCCCCATCCGCTTTGCGAAAGCAGAGTCTTTGTCTATCTTTTCGACAGCTTTCGATATTGCCTTGGCCGTACTTTGTCCCGCCATCAACCCCAAACGCTTCCTTACCTTGGGGTCGGTCGCGAGGTCGAGTACGATTTTTTCGGAAATCACCAGCCCCAGGGGAACTGCCGCGAACGCACTCCCTACCGCCTGAGTGGCATCTCCCGCCTTGGAGGCAAATTTACCGGAAGCGTCCCGCAGTACCTTGACGCCACTTTTTAACCAATCGGCCTCGTATTCCTTCGTCCCTGCCGACCGAAGGTCTATCGACGTACTCAGTTGAGATAGCGAAAGCGCGATCGTGCAAGAATATGGAGAAATTCTGGTTTTGAAAGACATTGTCAACCCTCCCGGTTACGAACCTTTTGACTGGATAGCTTTTAGCGTCTCGTCAATGAATTTTTTAGCAATTTCCATCGATAACTTGAAACCGTCTTCTACCGTCTTCGTCCCGGAGGCGATCGCCTCCCTTAGCGCCTTCTCCTGTTTCTGCTTCTCGCGAAAATAGGCGAGCAAATTGGACTTCGCCAACTCGATTCCCGGTACGGACAGGAGGAGCAATGCAGTTCCGACTCCCACTCCGGCGATCGGGCTGCCGAGCAGGACGGCAGGAATGACGATTCCGTAAAGAGATGCCTTGGAAACGTCCAATATATCCTTGGAAATTTTTCTCGGCTTTTTGAGCGCCTGCTCTAGAGCCACGTACTGACAAATTCCGAGGGTAAGCTGCTTTTTGACTCCCCTCAGCCTAGCTTCGGGGCGACTCAGTACGGTAGAGTCCACAAGCGATCGCGCTTCCCACACCGCTTGGGTGACTGGATTGTTGTAGGCTCCGTATTCTTTTTCTAGTTCTTTTTGCGCCCTGGCCGCGTATTCTCCCGCAATCTTGGCAACCTTGGAGTCCTCCGACAGCTTTTTCGCGAAAGCGGCGATCGCGCTCCCCATCGCCTGAGTGGCCATCAGTCCGGCACGCCGACGAAAATCCGGGTTCGTCGCCAAATTTCGTACGGCGTCCAAGCCGATTTCCGCAAGGATCGGAATGGAGACGATCGCGATTCCGGCGGACTCCCCTAAGTCCTGCGCCGTTCGGGCGACCTTCCTTCCCGTATCCTCGATCGCTTGCTTCGCGATTTCTCGCTTCACCCCCGAAGCGAAACGACCGGAGGCGTCGCGGTAGATTGTCTTCCCACCTTCGAGCCAGTCGGCAGCATACTTTTCGACGGTTCCAGATCCGGGTTTTGTCGCCTCCGGCTCTGCTGCGAGCGCGAGAACGATCAATCGCGTCAAATCTGTTTCGCAAGCAAGGCATTTAGCCTCCAAAAGAATCATATTCGATCTCCATATAATCGATTTCAATCGTTGCCCTAAATACTCCCATCGTTTTTGGAGCGAGACAGATCGGGCGGTCGAACCCTTTGTGAAGTCGGATTTTTCCTTTTTTATAAAGCAACGAGATCCCCGAACACCACTCTTGCTGGCCGACCGATATAGAAAATTCGAGGATACCGCGCGAGATCGCGGGAGAGAAAAAGGACACGCGATTGCCAGATTCGTCAATCCCGAAGAATGCCGAAGGATAGGCGATCGCATGTCCTCCACCTAAAGTAAGCAAGATTTCCCAGTTAGAGACCGTTGCCATCTCTCTTATTTGAGGATATCGCTCTTTTGGCGAATTCTCTTCAATCGTTTCGTAGAAATACCCGCGAACTTGTCGTCGCGAAAATTGTTTGTAAATCCCGCAAGTCGGATACCGCGATCTCTCCGTCCAACAATTTCCGGGTATTTCTCCCCATACCCCTCTAACAAAAAACCGCTCGCGATACCAGAGGTTTCCCCACCGACCTTTCTCGAATCGAGAGGGGTTGTTTTTAACGTCCGCCTCGAACGATCGCCGCGACGGAGTGCAGTGGGACGTTTCAAAGGCTTTTGCCAGTCCAGGGCGATCGCATGTCGGCACGAAGACGGTGGATTCTCCTTGCACTTTCCCTCGCCCCGCATACATTCCCCACGAAGTATTGGAATAAAACTCCGTAGTCGGGACGAGGCCGCGAGACAAAACGGCAGGAGAAGTTGTAGGATAAAAGGCAGTTTCAGCTCGCCGAAAAATTTCAACAGAGCCGGGCAAAAACCTGGACGGCCAGGGAAACCCGGGTCTCAGAGAGGTAGACAGCAGCCAAAAATGGTTGTGCGGGAGTTGAGAAGGGTTTGTTTTGAGTTCGAGCATTCGGCACGATCCGTAAGGATTTCCGTAAATACTCGAACTCTTTTTCTTTGGGAAAAAGTTGAGAACGATCGCGTCCTTCAGCGAAGTCCTATCGTAGGGAAAAGCTCCCAGGCGATCGCCGAAACGGAGGAACCGCCGCGTCGCCCACCCCCCTGTCTCGACAGGAGAAGTCCGGGTGAAGCCGCTTTTGCGACGGGGAAATTTGTCCCCAAATTGAATCCCGTCCACGGACGTTTTGCGGAAGTGCGACCGGACGACGACTTTCGGTTTCTCAGGAAATATGGAAACGGAGAGCGTTCCTATCTCCATTTCCCCTATCGGGAGCGATCGTACCTCCGTCGCCCATAATTCGTAGTTGAGCTTGACGACGTCGGGGAAGAATCGATGCCACTCGTTTTCAGTCAGCCGGGTAAAACGCTCCCAGACGCTGTGGGGACCGAGGCGAGACCCTTCCCGGTAAGTGGGGCGATCGATTCGATACAAATTCCGCGTCGGCCACCGCCTGTTGAAGCGATTTCCATGAGGAGATCTCGGAACGAAATAATCAAATTTCTCCAAAACGTCGTTCGGCTGGCGATCGCCCCCTCCCAGTCTCCGGCGCTCGGTCGTCAGGCGAGTCGCCCCAGCACTCCAAAGATCGCCCCAGCCTTGCCAAAGGGGAGGGCGATCGCCGATCTGCTTGCCAAATGGATGGACGAATTCCAGGCGATCGCGATCGTGGGACTCTTCCCACCTCAGCCACAGCGCCGTCCCCTCTCTGATCGCCCATTCGGTTCCTTTCCGATTCCAGAACTCCCAAGCTCTGCGGATGACCTCCCGCTTGTGAGCGGTCGGCCAATCCGGATTCAAGCCCATACCGAGAAAACGATCGCGTTCTCCGGAAAGGCCGACCCACTGCCCGAGCCACGGCAGCCATTCGTCGGGACAATAGTCCACGGAATAAACAATAATTCGCAGAAACTCTTGGCGGCTGCGGATTTCGTCCAGGTTGTCCTGCAATCCCGAAAGGAAATGCTCCAAGATACCGCGATCGTCCATGAGCTGGGCGTAGGCGGGCAGGTTATAGAAAAAATGGCGGCTGTATTTCATGGCTAGAATAAAGCCCACCTAAATTGCAGACGTCTGCAATTTAGGTGGGCGAAATCAATCGATAATGAGGTCTTGTATTCTTTTCTGCTCTTCTGAAAGCGGCTTCGCTGGCTTGAGTTCCGGAATATCGGAGACCAAGCGGAACCCTTCCATCAATGCCGTCTGCAATGCGGCGTCTACGATCTCAGCCGCACTGCAAACGCCAGTCTTCATGCGCCAGTGCCTCCCGACCACCAAGCCCAGGAGAAAGCGATCGTCCTTTTCCCGGTTCGTTTCGTACCTGAAGGCGACGGAGTCGGACTCGAACTCAGGCACTTTGTCTAAAGTAATTTTGACGTAGTGACTGGAATCTTCAACGTTGACAAATTTAATTTTAACTACAGCCATAATCTCCCCCTATTTAGCATTTTCCAAAACGGATAAAGTGTTGAGTAACTGCTCGGGACTCCTCTGCGCGAAATACTGCGCGTAGTTGGCAGAAGAAAGCGACTCGACGCCGATCGAAAAAGCCTCGGTATTGTAAACGTCCTTCGAGCGGAACGGTCGAAGGTGCATTTTGTTTAATAAGGAAAAGGCGTCGCTGACGGGAATGGTGGGCAGTGGTCCGACATCGGGAATGCCGGGCTGGACAAAGGTCGCGTAAAAATCGGTAAACCCTCCAACCCTGCCGAACTGGTTGTACGAATCAAACACTAAAAACCCCGTCTCCTTCGTCAGTTGAGGATTATTACGGGAGATTTCGTGTCCGATCTCGTGCCAAACGTAGCCTCTTTCCCGCTCTTTTTGGGTTTGATCGTCAAACCGACGTACGGCGTCGATATCGACAAGATTCTTGTTGAAGGAAAACACATTGCCCGAGTGCTTGGTCGAAGTAAACGACGAAATTAGATTGTCGAGGTACTCCTTGTCGAGGTACTGAGGATCGAAAGCGACGACATCCTTCAGACCCCCGACGAACGTCATTAGGTTGTTGCCGGGTTTTATCTCGGAATCGCAAATCATGAAGGGGATGTTCAACGAGAATCCGGTGATTTCCGACAATTCTTTCGCATAACCCTGAAGGCGATCCGCGATCGCCTTCCCTTCCCCCCGCTTCATGTCAACGAGTTCCACTTTTTGCGAGAAGATTTTGGTTAGCTTCATTTCCGTAGCTTTCTTGCCAGCCTCGTTAAATAAGAGCAAGTGAGTGTCTATCTTACCGTCGTGCTTCTTGTTTGCTTTCAAGGTGTCGAGGATTTGTCTGTGGGCGATCGCGGGATCTTCGGCTCCCCGCAGTGCGTCTACTTGTCCGCCGTAGGCGATCGCCGCCTCGACGATCCGCTTTCGATAGGAAAACCCGATGCTGTCGCGATCGACGAAAGGCATTTCTCTCGCCCGCCTCGTCGCGACGCACTCCGACAGCAGTCCCGACTTGTCGAACAGATCTTTGAGCTTCCTGCCGAGAGACGGGTCTTCGTCGATCAGCGCCTCAATTTCAGCGTGAGGATAAAGCTTCGCGGCCATTTGCTTTATCTCGGGGGACTCTAGGATTTTGGCGACATCTTTCTCTAGAGACTCAAAAGAATCGTACCCCCTGCGCTTCAGTTCTTGAGACTCGCGAGCGATCGCCGCCTCGATGGCTTGCTTGCTGACGCCTTCCTTGGCGAGGATCTCGACCCCTTTATCGATCAGTTCTTTGTTGATTTGGGATACGCTTTTTATTTTTAATCGGTTGTAAGCCCCGTAGATCAGCCTTTGCAAAAGAGGGGACGCGATCGCCTCCGAAACCAAATCCCTGACTGAAGTGGCAAACTTTTGAAGGATCGACTCTTTTTTCTGAAGAAAATCGGACGTCAGTTCTCGAGCATCCTCCGACAATCCCCCCGACGTAGCGTTTTTCGGCTTAAATCGTCCGCCGACGTTGACTCCGTCGATCGTCGTCCCCGCCGGATAGCGCTCGGGTCCCTCAATTTCTGCTGCGATCGCGAGCTGCGCGCAACGCATTGAAATCTCGGAAAGACGGAGAGAGAGCGAAAGTCGGGAAATCATGTCGCATTCTCCAATACGGACAGCAGGTTGAGCATCTGCTCCGATCCGCGATCGAGAAACCCTTTCATGAGCTTCGGATGAGATAGACTTTCTGCCGCAATCGAGAGAGATTCGTTGTTAATTGATTCAAAAGGATTTCCATACAATTTTGAGGCGTAATTATCGACAAACCCGCCAAAACTGCCCAGCTCGGATTTAATCTGTCGGACGAGGAGGCCAGTCTCTTGCGCCAATTTTGGGTTGCCAAAAGTGATATCGTGCATAGATTCGTGCCACACAAGAGATTTGACCCGATCGAATTCGTCGAGATTTTCGATTCCCCTCAATACCGAAAGATTGTTGTCGAAAAGTAAAACACTTTTGTCCCCCTCAAAAGCATCGGTAATCCTTCTAAACAACGGTGTTTTTCCAAGAAGATCCTTCTTGATTCTCGGGATATTTAGCATGAAGGCAGTGGGAGGAGTTCCCTTTTTCCCTTCCCCCACGATCGCAAGTTTTATATTCTGCTTTCGTCCGTGAATTTGCTTGAATTCGTCAAAAGCCTTGCCAGCTTGACTGGCGATTTTGTTCTTTTCTGCCGCCCCAAGCGTTTTGAACTCGCTTGCGTGCTGCGGCACTAGTGCCTTTGCAAAGTTAGCGCCAGCCTCTTCTTGTGCTTCGGTCGCGCGGTGGAGGGTGGATGGATTCTTCGCTTTTCGCCTGATTTTCTTGAGTAAAGCCGAATACTCTGCCGTCGCCCCTCCCGATTCGCGAATCGCATCGAGATCGTCCTTGTATTTTGCCGAAGCTTCGATCAATCGCTTCCTCAAATTGAACTGAGGAGATCCTTCGCGAATCGCCGGAATCTCTCGAAGCCGCTTCAAGACCACCGTATCCCCGTGAACCCGAGAAAGCTCGGAAAACTGTTTTAGTTTTGCAGATTCTTCGGGGGAGGCGTTTTTGAGGAAGTTCGAGATGGCTTCCCTCCGGACGCTTTCCTCTTGGACGAAGTCGAGTCCCTCGATTCGCTTGACCAATTTTGTCTTCCTCAGATCGAAGAGGTGTTTTTCCATTTCCTCCAGCGAAGCGAAACCTTTTGCCTCGATCGCCTTCATTTCTTTCCGGGCGATCGAGCGAACGACCTTTTCGTCAACCCCGCTCTTAGAAAGGATCTTGATTCCAGACTCCCTCAAAGCATCGGCGTTCTTCATTAAATTCCTGCTACGCAGGGCTTTAAGTAACTTTGGAGAAGTTATGCCGAGGCCGAAAATACAAGAAGCAACCGAGATCGCGCTCCCTATCGATCTCGCCACATCTTCCTCCGCCCCTACGGCTCGCAGCGTGTACTCGATCCCCTTCTCTAGCACAACCGTAGCCAGTGCGCCCCCTGCGGCGGCAAGGATCGCGGGACCGATCGCCTGCCCCGCGATCATGCCAACGGCTATTTCCGGCCCCAAAGTGGCGGATACTTTTAGCCCCTGACAGAGGAAAATAGAACAAAGCTCTCCAAGGCTGCCCATCAACTCGCCGACTGCCATGTCGGCGGCACTACTTTCGATCTTTCCGACCAAGTTCATCATGTTAGCCGGAGAAGAATCGACCTCGGGCAGGGAGATTTTATCGAATACTTTCTGGGCTTGCGGAGCGATCGCCCCGAGAACGTCCGACATCGCCTTGCCTGCATTGGTCAGGTATCGCTCGTAGTTGTCCCGCAACTCCTCGGACGCGGCGATCGTGTCGTCAAAGATCTTGTTGATTTGGCCGATCGCCCCCGCGTTGACGACGATCGGGTTATCTTTGGCGATCGCCGTTGACCCAGATTCGAGATCGGGTCGGCGGTCGTCGGAGGGATCGGATGACGCCTTTTCTCCACACCCGCCTTTTTCGATTTCCACTGCCCGCCCCTCGGCGTCCCGGGAGGGCATCGGGGTTGATCGGCAGCCTCTTCGCAAATCAACAGGAATCGTTGGATTTCTGTTACCGCGATCGCCGCCGAAGCGCTGAGATGTAACTTGATATTCTTCATTACTTTGCCGTATCGAGAATAGACAGGAGTGCCAACATTTGCTCTTTATTTTTTTTGATTAACTGAGAAGCCATGTCGGGGTGCGAAAGGTGTTCGGCGGCAATCGAGGTGAACTCGTTATTAGAGGCCGTGTATCGACCACTAAGAGGCCCCGAATACAAAGAAGTTGAAAAAGGTTTTGGATAGAGTGTCGTACCGTACCCATCCGTAAATCCCCCAAATATACCGAGTTCGTCATAAATCGTGCCGACATGCAATCCCGTTTCTGTCGCCAACTTCGGATTTAAAGCCATAATCCCGTGAGTCATCTCATGCCACATGACGGCTTTTGCTCGATCTTTTTCCGGCAAAAGCTTTAGCATTCTAACGTTTTTGGCGTTATTCCCCAGAACGTCAAACCCTATAATATATCCGCGATCGCCAACACTCTCCCGCAACGCTTCAAGCGATTCAAGAAAAGAAGGTCGCTCCGTCGGGATCTTTTTTACTGTAGTCTTGGCACGAGAAGGCGAAGTCCACGGCAACTTGGGAGGTCGCCACATGAACGACACTGAGGAACCAGCCTTTTCGACCCTTCTGTGTTTTCCTACCGGGAAAACGTAAATCTCCGCCGTATGGTTGTGAAGTTTCTTGAATTCTTTGAACCCAGACTTAGCGCGAAGAACTACTTCAAACATCTCATCCTTCGTATAGGGATCCAGTCGCAATAAAAACGGGTTCAACGATCGCATGTGGAAACGGGCTTCGGGACTTATTATATTGAACTTAAAGTCGTTGGATTTTCCCTTTTTAAGTGTCCTCATCAAACTGGAATACGCCTTCTTGCGCAACAGTGGATCCTTTATTTCATCCAAGTGATGTCCGTATTTCGCGTCCGCTTCAACAACTCGTCTTCTCCAGTTGAAATGCTGACTGTCTGGAGCAAACAAGGAAAGTTCCCTTACCCTTTTTGAGACGATCGAATTGCTGTGCAACGAAGAAAGCCGAGAATACTCCCGTATCTTACGAAATTCGTCCTTTCCAAGATCTTTGGCCGCTCGCTTCATTAAAGATCTTTGAAGGGGGCCGCCCGGGGTACAGCGAATCAGGTCGAACGATTTAATAAATTTCGATTCTTTTTTGATTTGTCCCAGGCGAATTTCTAGGTCTTCGAGGCTGTCAAATCCATGCTGCTTAAGTACGGCGGTTTCTTTTTGTATTGACTTCCGAACGAGAGATACATCGGTTCCCTTTTCGGCTAGAACCTTTAACCCCGCCTCCCTCAGTTTCTCTCCCGACGAAATCAGCTTGCGCGATCGCAGCGCCTTCATGATCGCCGGACTTTTGACTCCGAGGGCAAACGTCGATAAGACGGCAACCCCCGTAGACAAAACCCCTCTAACTCCCGGAGGGAGGTTCGCCTTTTCGAGCAAAAAGTTAGAGCCAGCAAAAGCGGTAGAAAAGATGGCCGTGGATACCAACCCCGACAAAACGATGGGAACGATCGCCTGGCCGAACGCCATCCCCGCAATTACTTCAGGAGCCAAATTCAGCGCAGCCGTAGCGACATGAACCGTCATCCCTTGTAAGGTTTCCGCGACGAGTCTGGCAAGCGTCCCTTCGTCGATCTTCTCGACTCGCCCCCCAATCCAGTCGTCGAGGGATTCGACGGACATGAACTTGCGGACTTTGCCGACTTTGGCCTCGATCGCGTCGAAGGCTTCCGCGATCGGGGGGGGATACCTTATGCCAGACCTCGGAAACAGAGTCGCGAACTGCTTTGAACATCTCGTTAAAGCGATCGCGATAGGACGGATCTTCCTCCAGCCTCCGATCGCCCTTCCGCAGAAAGGCGTCCCACCCTTTCTCTATCTGGCGATCGTTGCCATTGAAGATCCAATCGGAGAGGGTCTGGATTCCTTCGGCGAGAACCTCTGCCTCGTCTTTCGGCTTGAAGCGACCGCCAACACTGATGCCATCCACGACAGATCCCGCCGGATAGCGAAGGCGATCCTTTGCCTCGACCTGCAAGCCGAGGCTATTGCATTCCGCGATCGCGACTGCCGCCGCCAACCTCAAATTCAAAAGCATCTAAGATCCTCCTCGTTAAAATAGTAACCTAGCAACCGTTTCGCAAAACGAGAGCGATAACTACCATGGTCACCGATCCGATCGCCCCCGAAGAGCCTGCAACCACAGAAATCGTCGAAGAGGAAGGTAGCTTTTTTGGGAACATCCAAAAATTCTTTTCCGGCTTTGGCGGTGGAGGAGACGACACGCAGGAAGGAGGAGAAGGAGACGACACGCAGGAAGGGGGGGCGTCAGACCCCTTTGCCGCTTCACTCCCGAAGCAGCCGCCAGAAAGTCCGATCAAGTCTCAAGCCAGAGACTTGCGATCGCAGCCCCATTCCAACGGAATTGAAATTCGTCCCCTCGACGGACTTCGCCAGGGGATTCTCTTCGACACGGATCCGGGAGGATCTTCCTTTTTGGGGATTGCAGTCTCGGAGGTCAGCGAAAGCCAAACGGCAAAGCTGGAGGCAGACGGAAGCGACCACATTCGCGAAGGTCAGAAATTCACCGGACTTTCAGCCCGAGAAATCTCGTTCAGCATTACCTTCTACGTTCGAGAGGGATATGACGTATCTCACCTGACCGAACAAATCTTTGCATTCCAACGACTAAACACGGAAGGCGATCGTACTCCCGAAAAATTGTTCGTCAGAGTTGGGGGCGCCACCTACGCCCCTTGCTTCTGTTCTTCCGTTTCTGTCAAAAAGTCCAATCCGATCGCGGGATCTGCCGGATTTCGTAGCGCGACCGTCGATTTGAGTTTCGTCTTGCTAGGAGGGAAAGGCTCCCCAAATATGACGGGAGATACCCACGCGGCAACGCCAATCGACGAAACCGTAGCGCAACAAACTGCCGCAGAGCGAGAACTTCAGGGGCGAATCGAAGTTGCCCGAACCCTGCTGAGCGATTGCTTGGGAGAGGAAGGGCAAGCCGATGTCGATCGCCTCCTCTCGGAAGACGGCGCCAGGGGTCTTCAAGACCCCGAAAAAATCCTGGAACTAGATCCCAATACCCGACTGCACTTGATTTCGGGGGGGATGGTCTCCAAAACCGTAATGGAAGACGAAAAAGTCAAGGAACGTCTCAGGCAGGATATCGCGATCCGAATCGCACAATCCGAACGGGGCGACGTCGCTTACAACGATCGCATCCTCGCCGAGGCGATCGAATCCGGCGATCCGAGCAAGCTCGATCCGAGGTGGCAAACGGAATACGAGGGTCTCCGAAACGATTACAACTTAATCTCCGAATCCGTCCTCAACGGCAACCTCGACGGGGATTCCGATTTATTCAAGAGCGAAAACAGTCGGGCGGGCGATCGCGCCTTCCGGATCCTCCAGTGCGGCCTGCTGATGCGACAGTCGGGCAGTTTCAACATTCCAGGGGAAATCGGGAAAGAGGAATCCGCGATCGTCAAGGGCATCAATACCTCAATATCGACAGACAGTAGCGACGAAGACCTCAAAAAGAAATTCGGACTCAAGACCGAGTCTCAAGTCCGACAACTTCGCGAGGGCGCGCCCTACGAAAGCAAAGACGATTTCATCGGACACATGAGTCGTCACGTAACGGGGATTTCCGCCCACTCTGCCTGGGGAGCCTTTACGGAATCCCTCAATAAAGCCGACGAAAATACAGAAAAGCCGCCGCAATAATCGATTATTGCGGCGGCTTCAATCTCAAGGCTACGCTATATAACTTTGGATCAACTCGCTCAATTGAGCGATTGTCCGTGTATTCGCCCGAATACGTCCGGTGTCGGGGGCGATGAGGCGATCGCCTCATCGCCCCTCATTAGGGGGAGCGATCGCAGCCCGGAAAAGTCCGTATCGGAGAAGGCGTCCTTCCCCGGATGGTTTTCGCATACCCGAGACAAAGCTCGGATAAAAAGAAGGGTTCCGGCGATCCCTTCTTGGCGGATGCGAATTGCCGCCTGTCTCGCGGTGATTCCTCTGAGTTCGGCGACTTCGCCCCATTCCGGGACGTTCTCGGCAACCCCTTTCCAAAACCGCCATACGGCTTTTTTTCTTTGCAGGAAAGGGGTTTTCGTTCCGAACGACTTTGAAACGACCTCCTCGATCGCCTCAAAGCCAAACAGCTTCGGAACCTTCGAGGTAGCCGTCACGCGCTTGTCCGGATCCACGATCGCCCGAAGTACGGGGATCGTATACTCTCCTTCCATACCCTTTGGGCCTCTGCCAATTATCGCCCTTGCGAGATCGGCACCGCCCGACGGGGATCCCAGAAAGGATGTCGCCGACTTATCGACGGGCTTTGCCGTCGAGTTGATATCGACAAACGCCTCCCTGAGACCCTTCTCGTCCAGGCGGAAAATCATCACAGAAAGAGACTCTTCAAGGATTGAAGAGTCTCCAGTCTGCTCGTACCATTCGGCCAACGCCGTAAGTCGGTGTTGGCCGTCAACGACGAACAACCTCGTTTTCCCGAGGGGAAGGCTCATTTCGATCGCTCCCGAGGAAACGGGTTCGATGGAGACTTCCGCCTTCGGATCGAGGTTTAAAAAGATCGAGGGAAATACGAACCTCGATCTTTTCTCTTCGAGGTAATCGACGATCTTTTTGACCCTGCGCGGGTCGATCTGTCGTTGATTGCGAAGCTCGATCGGCATCGCGGAATCGGCGATTTGAACGATCGCCGCCAACTGCCCGTAAGGCAGGGAGGTGACATAAAAATCGCGATCGCCCTGCTTTCCGGGCATCACACAAAACGTGACTTTGCTGTCCATTTTTTGTCCCTTAACTACATCAACAGCATATAAGATTGCTAGAAAAGGACATAAGATAACATCGACAATCAACTAAAAACCCGTTGCAACCGACGTCGCAACGGGTTTTTAGTTGATTGTCCCTTCAGGGGAATATAAGAGTTTTTTTCGATCGAATCTCTATCTCTCGGCCTTGCGATCGACTAGAGGCAAACAAAAAGTCCCCAAAGGAATGAAATTATTCGGAACGCATCAATGAGGAAGGACAGGCACACGACGTATCCTCCGAACTAAAACAGATATATTCCGTTTCATTCGTCGTGATAAACCCGTCAACGACGCCTTGCGTCCGGTTCGGCTGGTAGTCGCCAATACTAACCGATCGCGTCGAAACTTCGAGACTGAATGGATCTAAGTAGTACTCAAACATCTCGACCAACTGGTTTCTTCGGCGCTTGAATTCACAAAAAATGTCGCGATCGTGGGTCAAAAGAACGACCACGTAAATGTTTAGCCTCTCGTGCCTCGAAACGTTTGCCTCGATCGCCCCCGAGGCCGGGAGAGTAAAATCGCGGAAGAGCTCGGAAACAACCCTTTGAACGATGACCTTAAAGAGTGATTTTGTCGTAAGATTTTCCGCCATTCTTTTATCCTTTTTAGTAAGTTGGTTCGCGATCGCCCTTGAAGTCCGAGCTGACGAATCTCGCGTAAGACTGCCGACGATTGGGCGGTGTACCTGTCCCTACGATATGCAAATCTCCGGACATTCGTGCGAGGGGAAGTCGGCTTACGAAAGAGAGGGAGGCGATCGCCCCTCTTGCTACGCCGACGACAAGATTCCCTCCCAAACAAGGCCGACATTTCTAGGAAGCCACCTTCCGCCAAAAAGCCCGAGTCCGGAGAACGGCACGACGATCTACAGGGAGCAGTACGTCTTGAACTACGACTGCGATCGCCGCCGTCCGTACTGGGTTGCCTGGCAACTATCTCCATTTTGGCTTGGTTCCGCGCGGCGATCTGATAATTTTATTAGAGATCCTAAAGTCATTTGCGACCAAGCAGGAGATCTTGACTTTCTGGGGACGGGATGGGATCGGGGACACCTAATCCCTTCTGCCGATCGCTCGCGAACCCTGGAAGACAATGAATCGACCTTCTTTTATTCAAATGTCGCCGCACAAAATCCAACATTAAATAGGGGAGCGTGGCGAGAGTTTGAAGAATACTGTCGCTCTCTCTCTCGAATGGGCTACCAGCTTACAATTGTGGCGGGAGTGACGGGCGAAATCGCAAAAATTGGCAGTACCTCCGTCCCCGAAATCTTCTGGAAACAAGTTTGGATCGGCGATCGCCTCGTTTTTTCCTTACGGTTCCCCAATCGCTCCTACCCTGAGAATTCCCTTTGGATGAACTTTTCTACTACTGATAGCGAGGAAACCTCATGAAACTTCCCGAACACCTCTCCGGAGACGGCCTGGCGAGCATTCAGAATATAAAAATTTCGGCAACAACTGCGTTCGTCGCCAGCGAAGCCCCGGCAGCGAAAGGACTCGCATTCCAGGGCGGACGACTGTTCCTCGGAGATCCCTCCACCGGAAGCCCGAGACCCGTCTCTCAGTCCCTAGACTCTGTCACGAGTGCCAACGGTTCGCTAAATATTTCGCGAAACGACAAGCTACTGGCGATGGCGATCGCCGAAGCAAGTCCCTCGACTTCCGGGTTGATGCCGCCCTCCCTTTTCGCCCGACTCAATTCAGCAACCGAAGCTGCAACCGAAAATACGATCGCGCGGCGGGACGGTTCCGGAAATGCAAGCTTCAACGAAATAACGACTACCCGACTGACCGGGCTTTCCTCTCCCGTCGGCGGAAGCGACGCCACCACACTCGGATACGTTACTACAGAGATCGATTCGGCAACTGCCGCGATCGCGACAGGATTTTCGTTCTGGAAGCCCTGCCGCGTCGCCGCTACGACGAACCTCGCCTTGAGCGGACTGCAGGTTATCGACGGAGTCAGCCTGCTACAGGACGATCGCGTACTGGCGACCGGGCAAGCGAACCCCGCAGACAACGGCATCTTCCGAGTTGTAGAAGGAGGGGAATGGATCCGTACTTCGGATTTTGACGAAGGGGCAACAGCGAATCCGGGTTCGATCGTCGCGATCGCGGAAGGGACGGAAAATGGAGATTACCTTTTTATCTTAGACGCCGACGGCACGCTAACCGTCGGCGTCTCTCCACTCACCTTCACCCGTCTTTCCAAAATTTCAGACATCTCTGTCGGACACGGGCTTCACAAATCCTCCCCGACAAAAATCGAGATCTCTCCGGGATACGGCACGACTGCCGTCGTCGAAGGACTGAAGGTTCTTGCCGCAAACGGGAGTATCGTCGTTGACGAAGCCGGAATTTCCGTCTCCCCCCTCTACCTCGACGGCCTGACCTGGCTTTCCGATCCGACCGCCTTAAATGACGCACTCACAAATAGTTATTCCTCTGTTTTTGGAAACGGGGTCGATAAAAACTACACCTTCATTCACGGCGGGGATACGTGGGCGATCGACATGGATCGCGCGATCGTTTACGACATCGCCTCGGGACACGAGGTATTCTGCCGGATCTATTCGACAGACGAAAACTCAATTACAGTATCGCTTTCGGAACCTCCGGCAACCAACTCCCTCCAAATCGTCCTAAAATCGACAAAAAAAATCCTCGAAGAATATTCCAATACTTGGGTCTTCGAGGATGGCAGTACGCTTTACCACCAAGGGTTGCCGCCGGACAATCCTTCGGCAGGAGATTACTGGCACGATACCACTCCTTCGAGCGTTTACCGCGACTGGGTGTGGAATGGGTCGAACTGGATCGGCCTGACGGCCAATACCGCTTCGGAGGCGATCGAAACGAGTTCGGCGATCGGTATCGCGCTGGTTTCCGAGTTTGCGGGACTCGATATCTACCTCGATCGCCTGGACGTAGAAGTCGATCTGCAAGGTACAAACGACGCCTCGAACTACTGGACTTTTCAGGCCAAATCTTTCGAGCCGGAAGCGGCGATCGGTTCCACGCTGACCACTCAGTCCGAAACGATCGGCTACGCACACATCGGTCAAGATATTGGGGCGATCGCGGCAAATCCAGATATCGTAACCGTAGAAATTTCCCCAATAGGAAATCCGGGATCTTTCGTGGCGATCGTCTCCCTGACCTACCGTCCCGTATATGCATAAAAAAATACCCCCGCTAGCTTTGTTTTTGCTAGCGGGGGTATTTTTTTTATTTCATCCGCCTTACCCCCCCTAATAGGAGGGCTAAGGCGATCATAAGAATCAGGAAGACCCCCGAGTAGGGGGTTTCCTGCTGGCTGTCAATGTATGATAGCCCTGCGTACAGGGCTATCAATTGCATCGTTACGTATGCCTGAACGGCGTACGTAACGATGCGCTCCTTAGAGATGCCTGTTAAGCCCCAAAGGGCTACGGCGATCGCCAGAGTAAGGACTGGCGGAACCAATACTATGGGAACTTGTCCTTCCATTTGCTTTTTCCTTGATCTACACCTATATTATACTTTTTATTGACACATGTGTCAATATATATGACTGCCCGTATATACATAGAAATACCCCCGCTAGCTTTGTTTTTGCTAGCGGGGGCATTTTCATTTCATCCGCCTTACCCCCCCCACAAGGAGGGCTAGGGAGATCGCAAGCAGGAGAAAGACCCCCGAGTAGGAGGTCTGTTCCTGGCTGTCGAGGTAGGAAAGCCCTGCATAAACGCAGAGCAGTTGTGTTAACATGAATGCCTTTGTCACAATGCTCACAATTCGAGCCTTGGGAAGACTCGTTAGTGACCATAACCCCAGATACACCCCGATCGCGACGATCGGGGGAATCAAAACGATTGGGATCTGCATATACATAATTTATTTTTTTTCTACACCCATATTATATCCCTTTGTGTATACACGTGTCAATACACATTCACATATAGTTGCTTGTGTCAAAAAAGTAAAACATCCCCGTCAGCTTTATTTGTGCTGACGGGGATGTTTCACTTTAGGGGATCTCTATCCCATTCTTTCCGCGATTGAAACGATCGCGGAATCGTTATACGGGGACTGGCCGGACGTTGTCCGACCCCATAGGAGAAACCCCTCTCCTATGTCCACTACCGCCTCTCCCTCTTTGGCGAGTTCCTCGCCAAGGAAGTGCGTGACTCCCCAGACTTCCAAAATCTCGCGATCCGGGAAGTCTCTTTCAAAGATTTGTGAGGTTATGGTTTTTTCAAACCTATCACCCTCAAAAAGTCTAATGAACCGGGTCACGGCATGAGTCAGGACGGGGATCTAGGGCGAGGAATATTTCCTGAATCACGGAATCCTGGGCGATCGCCTGCCCGGAAGCTTGACGCCCCCAGACATAATACATCCCGTAATTCAGTACGACCTCTCCTTTTTCAAGGAGGCGACCGAGACAGTCGCTAACCGCCCAATACTCCAAGATAAGATCTTGGAGTTGGAGTACGTCGCAATCCGAGTCGCAATCCGAGTCGCAATCCTGACGGTACGTCTCATAAGAGGCGTACTCGCCGGAATCTAGCCAGTCCTCCATGAAACTTTCGCTATCGATCAGTGGAGTTACACAGAGAAGCACGTGGTTCTCTACAAACTTTTCCACTTCCTTAAAAGTCCGTTCATTCATGACAAATTGCTTCTTAGTCAACAATCAAATACTACCTCAAAACATTCAGCCAACAAAAAAAGACCGCGTACACAGTGCGACCTTGCTAACAAATATCCCGTGTCCTCATGGGCAGTCTACCGTCATTTCAGCCACCTACAATTGCCGGACGAATCCATTTCCACTCCCTCCGAGTACGGCCTTCTCCTACTCGCATCAATCGCCAGTGTCCCCGACGGATGTGCATTCGAGGAGAGGCGTGAGTCCCGTAGGCTGGAAGAGAAAGAGATTTTCCTTTCTCTTCTTTTTGAAAACGATCGCCAATAAAAAGAGGAGAACGTCTTCTATTACGATCGCGCTTAGGTAGTCGAGAAAATCCAATTCCAGGAGCAGACGAACTGCGATCGATCGCCTCATCCGGTCTAATGGATAAATAATAAAAAAGGCCGACCAATAAATTTTGAATTTTTAAAATGAACTCTTCTTCGGTCGTCTTTTCTGCATTCAATCCGACGAATTTATTTCCGAGATCGAAAGAAAAGTCGCCGTGAATCAAGCCCTCGCTCGTGACCTCTACCGTCGAGGCGTAAGAAGAGCCAGAGGCAAGGATTGTCCCCCAATGCAAGCGATCGCCGTCGAAGGGAGGGACTCGAATCTTCTTTCCCCCGATAGCGACATGAGGACGGGATTCGCCCGACCGAATCGAGTCCCAATACAAGAAGTCCACCCGATCGCCGTCGGGATTTACAATACGAAGGCTTTCGGGCAATATAACGACTCCAAAGGGAGAAGACAGGAGATCCAGCGAAAAACCTTCGACCGGGGCGTCGGTCAGGTTGAGTGCTTCAGCCAATTTCCCTCTGAGCCACCAGACAGGGAAAAAGGAATTAAGAGAAAGATGCGATACCGAAGCCAGAATCGCCGCCCAAGTTGTATCGTCTACAACGGCGGATAAGGGATACCCCGAACGGATCGCGAGATCTGTCGATTCGAGCATGTATGCCAGCCGTCCCGCAACCGAAGCATAGGGGATATATCCCTTCACTCTGGGATACCTGCGATCGAAAGACTTGTAAAAAGAACCCGCCATCGCCGCTTTTACTGAATCGCGATACATGCGCCGCATTTCACGCGCTTGCTTCCCTCTCATTTGGCCACCCACAAAGAAACAAGTGAATTATATGCAAGTACAAGCAATCGGACAACGACGCAGGCATTCGACAGCCAACAAAAGCAACCATGACAGCAGCGACTCCTGTCCTACTTATCCTTCCGCAAGCCTCGATCGAAGAAGTTTCAAAGAAGAAAGCAGTATAGCTCGCAAGCGATCGCCCTCTACCAAATCTCGCCGCAGTGCGATTTTACCCAGAGAGTAAATAAAAACTTGCTCGGAAGAACCTTCCGAATTTTCAACTGCCACCCTTCTTTCCAGGTGTCGGATCGCAATATCGTACTGAAGGTGATTGAATAATGCGGGGTTATTGATATCGTGTCCCAAGGCTTCTTTCGCCCAGCGATAGCGATCGCTGGACGGAGAAAGGAAAATTCGGTATCGATCTTCGTAATCGAAGCTACACGACACGATGCCGGAATCTGGCTTGTAAACCTCTATTGAAGGGAGGACAGAAAAAAGATCTTCTCCTAGGCTATCTCGAATGGCGCGAAGAAACGTATCGGACAGATCTTCCGTTCCTTCGCTTCGATGAAAACTGACGCTATCGGCAGAATAGGTATCGATGAAACGATCTAAATCCACTCGGGTACTCCACTAATAAATAGCGTTATGGCGTCTCTTTTTTTTGAAAAAAGAGACAAAAAAGGGAGAATAACGATGAAGTTTAAGTAATACAAAATGAAAGCATTCATTACTATCGATACTATCGATATCGTCGAAGGTGACGACAAAACATGTTCGGAACGATCCTATTTTAGCCTCGCAGGACAGATGCCCTGCGAGGCTAAAGAGGAAGGGGAGATAGAAGGAGGGTTGGTCTCCTTCCTAAAAGCAGCCAGCGATCTCGGCTGCTTCATCCCCTCCGACCATCCCCTTTTCCCTCCCCGAGGGGAAGGGGATTCAGTAACCCTCTCCAGCGAGGGGGAGGTCGATCCGTATAACGGATCGACAACAATCTACTCCATCCATGTGGATGGAGTGATCTCTCCTAAGTCAAAAGAGAGAGTGAAGCGTTTCGTAGAAAGAAAGCGCTTCTAACCCATGCAAAAGGCCACCGTGTTTTAGCAATACGGTGGCCTTTTGCATGGGAAAATAACCCCAGTCAATTACAAAAAACATGAAAACGATCGCTACTTCAATCTGGAAAAGTCAATCCCCTTCTCCGAAGAGGAAAAATATACAAATCTGTCGGACGTGCAAGTTTCTTTCGCCGGAATTCAACTCTCGCAAAACACTCCTGTGTGCAGTCAACCCCCATCCACCTCAGTTTCACCGAAACCCTCTATTTGGGTGCGATCGCTGGGAAGCCTCGGAAGAAAACGGGACTTTCGAGCAATTTATTTTGGTTCAAAATCCGGAATACCTCGGACTTAGGTTTCGGTACGATCAGATTTTCCTTCTGATGTTGGCTCAGCCGGACTTAATCTCACTGCGCGTCTCGACGGAAGGGCGGCCTCGAATCGAGTTCCGATTGATACCGCCCGGCGCTCGGGCAAATGGATTTTTTTGGCTGATCCAAAGCAAGAAAAGCTCCCTGTGGAAGTACGAAGGGTTTTTCTTTTCGGAAGAACCCACCCATCCTTCGGGGTTAACCGGGTTTTCTGGCAGCCCCTTTCGCTACCACGGCGCGGACAAGGCATTTGAAGGCGCGATCGCCGATCTCGACAGGTCGTTGAGATCCGCATCGTACGCGATCGCCTCTCCGGGGCTATCTCGATGGGAAATCGACGACTACGAGGGGAAAACCCTCGACGAAATAAAGAAAGACGCTGAAAATTGCGCCCGAAGAGGGGTCTCCCACCTGGCTTACTTGAACACGAGGCTGGACGGATCGACGCTCGTCTTCAGTTCGCCAGAGGTAATGAAAAACTTCATGAACGACAACTTGCGTGGAAATCTCATTCAGCTCGCAAACGAGGATCCTCCCTCGATCCTCTATTCCGGTCGCGACGATCGCGAGGTAAGCCGCCTTCCGCAAGTAAAATCTGAAGTAATGCCTCCGAACGGCGATCGCGCCTCGGAGGTCGATCTATTCGGTTAACCGACACGATAGATTTCGGTTAACCGAACAACCAGGGCTGAATATGAACCTCAGAACAAGTTCGATTTTGGCGCAATGCGCATTGTTGCGATGCCACCTAATACTTGCAGCCAAAGAATATGACGCGCCATGGATCGAGGGAGGCAAGGTTTTCCGCGACGCCTCCGGTCGCTTTGCCTCTGCCACATCAACGGCGGGAGCGATCGCGCGATCGCTCCGGGAGGGATTGCGGGTAACGTCGGAAATCGTCTCCCAGTCGCTGCGAGACAAGGACTTCCGAAGGCGGATCGGGCTAGAAGCGGGACGGATGGGAGCGAAACTCGTGCGAGAGGTCCTCAAAACTGCCAATCTTTTCCCCGAATTCGAGCGAAAGCTCGACACGCTAAGTCGGCAGTACGAAACTGAACTTGCAGAAATCTACGGACGGGGATACTCCCCGTTGAGGCAGGCCATTCTCAAAACCAAGCTACCCGTCCCCGACAAAGACGCCTCGCTTAAAGAAAAAATGGAGTTCGCGATCGCGCGCTACGCCGCTTACGAAGACGCGATCGCGAACCCCCAATACAAAATAACGAAAGAAGAAGTCGTGGAGACGGCGGCAAAGCTGATCAAGGCGAGCGCCCCCCTGGCGATCTCCATGGCGCTGACCGTCGGACCCGAAGTTCTGATTTCGGCAGCACTCGGCGGAACCCTGTCCCTCGGGGCGATACTCGCAACGTCCGCCGCTTCGTTCGCTGCTTCGGAAAGTGCCTCCGCCGCAACGAAAAAGGCGATCGAAAACAGAGACTTCAGCGAAAAGCAAAAAAAATGGATCGACCTAGCCGTTCGCGTCGCTTCCGGCGTAGCGGCAGGTACGGCCACGAACGCGATCGCCAAAAAACTCCTCTCCCCCTCCGGGTTGTCCGAATTAAAAGAGGTATCGAAAATCCCCAACAAAGTAAAAGTAGCGGTCGGGAAAGACTTGACGAAGCGTGCCGCTCAAATTGCCGAAGAAGTCTCCCAACTGTCCCCCAACCCGGAAGTTCGCAGAATTTCAAAACTAGGAAAAACGATCAAGCAACAAGCCCAAAAAGAAATCGTCAAGGCGAAGACCCTTGACGACGTTTCGTCGGGACTGCAAAAGGCAATCCAAAGCATTCTCAGCAACCCGGAAATTGGAGGAACGCTGAGTGCCGACGAGATCGGCCTTCTAAAATCGCTCGCCCAAGACGAAGCAATCCTCGAAGCCTTCCTCGAAGGAAAACCCTTTCCTTTTCATCGGATTGGCGGACTCAGTCCGGATAAAACCAAAAACCTTAACGACACACTTTTGAGCAAGGTAAACCCGACGGCCATCAGAGAAACAATAAAAGCCTCCCTCGAAACGCTCCAGATCCAATGAAGTCGTTCACTACTCTTGCCCGAGGAGCATCTTTTTATCGAGGATGAATTCTTCGAGAAACCTTTTATCCGAAAGAGTTTGGTAAACGCACTCCAAGGACTCTACCCGAAACTCGATCGAAATGAACGGCGAAGGAGCGATCGGGTGCGAAGCGATCGCCCAAAGGGCATGGTCGAATAAGCCGTGCTTGGCGGGAATCGGCCAAGTCAACAGGAACTCTGTCTTCGGATTGTATTCCGCCAACGTGCGGCGATCGGCAGGGGTCTCCTGGAGAGCCGACTCGATGATGTAATACGCCCCGCGATCGCCGCCCTGACAGACCATCCCCCTCGTACCAAAAGTATGGTAAAGCAGCCGAGCGAGGTAGCCCACTCCAATCTCGACTTCGTATCCCAGGGGAGTCTTCTTTGCATTTATACAGATCTCGGGTTCGTCAATTTCTTCTCGACGATCTCTTTTGGAGGGGCGAGTCAAAACGGACGGCTCCTTCCAAGTACAATTTCGTTTTTTTCTAGCGTTCTTGCGCTTGGCTAGCTTTCTTTTCGCTCGTTTTTTGTTCATCCTTGCCTTGATAAAATAAGTCACCTTACTTACTACCACGAATCAAGGGAAATTTCTGCCTTTTTGTTCAACGCTATAAACTAATATTCGTAGTAAAAAATCAATCAATATGGAAGCAATCGATATTTTTGCTGGTGGCGGACTCTGTACGGAGGCGATCGCCCAATCTGGAATTACGCCGATCGCCGCGATCGAACGCGAGAAAGTTGCCGCCGAGTGCCACCGCGAAAATCACCCGACGGTGGAGACGATCGTGTCCCCCGTCGAAGACGTCAACTTCCGGCAGTTCGACGGCATCTTTTTGCTGCACGCCAGCCCCCCCTGTCAGAACTTCTCGATCGCCCGCTCCAAAGCGATCGGCAAGCACGCGGACGCAGAGGCGGGCAGCCACGTACTTCGGGCCGTCAAAGAAGCCTCTCCCGTCGTCGTAACGATTGAAAACGTTCGCGGGTACGTGGGATCTCAACCCTGGCGGGAGCTGTCGAAGGGGCTGCAAGAGCTGGGCTACATCCCGAGCTACGACTACGATACGCCCTTTGAAATGGCAAAATACGGGGTGCCGCAATCCCGGGTTAGAATTTTTGCGAAGTTCATTCGTCGCGATCGCTTGCAATACTTTCGCGAGGTTTCCTACCAACCCGCATTGATCGGAGGCAGGGAAGGCAGGGAAAGCTTCTACTGGTTCGGACTCGAACCGCGACGGCATCCCCGAAACATCGGCTGGCTGGAAGCGATCGCGGATATCGTTCGCGACTTTCCAAAAAAAGAACTCCCCCTATGGGTTCGGAAAGAAATCGAGAAAAAAGGAATCGAATTCCGCGATCGCGCCCTGTTGATTCCGACGGTGGGAGTAGGAACCGGGTCGTTCTCCGTCCGCGATCAAGACCTCCCGACCTTTACGATCCGGGCATTTGGAGGAAGCGGCCACTGGTGTCGGTTTAAGGCGTACCTCCCCGATCTCGGAATCGTAGAAATCCCCATTCGGGGGTTGCAGCGATTCATGACGGTGAGAGACGATTTCTACCTCCCCCAACGTAAATCCGACGCGGGGCGCATCTTGGGCAACGGAGTCCCCGTCGCGTTCGGGAAAGAAGTCTTTTCCCGGATCGCCGAACAATACGAAGGGCGGCCATAAAAGAAGCCGCCCGAGAAGGACGGCCTTAAGCATTCAGAGTAGGCTGTACAG